ACCAATAGACGTGGATTTCCGCAACAAGGTGGCAAACATGATTTAAGTGACGGTCTCGGTAGCGATTTCTTTAAGCGTGAACTTACAGTTAATGGTGTACGTATTGTAGGAGCCGGTAGCGTTGGCGGGCAGGTAGCAGTGCCAGATGCATGGTTAGAAAAAGTTGGACGTATGTTTGAACTGTTCTTAGACAAAAATGCCGCAGGCATTAATGAATCTGCACAAAGAACTGTTATTAAAACACTCAGTGGTGACGCAGGAACTTATCATGCAGCCCAAGGACCAACACTACAACGAGTAGCAAGAGGTGCCGGTGGAGACTATAGCACAAACTTCTTAACAGATGCTGGTATTACTTTTTGGAATCTATCACCATTGTTTGATGCAACAGTGCAGAATGATATGGTTTGGTATTTGAACTCAACTGGTGATGGTTACGGAGACGGTGACAACGATGCACAAGAAGTCATTGAACACGTATTCCATACACTTCATATGCATGGCTTAGATGCTGTGTCATTAAAGTTGTATTCTTATATTAGTGCAGACTGGGCAAGTGGTCCACTGTATGCGGCTATGGAAGAAGCATACGATGCAGGCATGTGGGATAGTTCGGGATACGGCGGAAACACTTGGAAGACTGATGGGGATGCATTTGAAGTAGCCGCAAAAGAATATTTGTTCCTACTAAACTTTGCAATGTTTGAATACACAGAATTATGGAATGGCGGAAGTCTTGCTCCTGAATGGAGTGATTTAATGCGTACTCAAGCAGGCATTCTAGCAAACAATCCGCTAGGATACGCACTACACAACACATACATTGCTCCAGTTATTAGCAAACCATCACTTGCTACTATTAGAAGCATATTCCAAGATGGCAACACACCAGGACAAGACGATCCAAGTCTAGCAGGTGTATCAGGATATGTTGTAAGTAAAGGAAGTACGCAGGACCCTGAATACAACAACGGACCGCTTATTAGCAATGGTGAAGTTGCATATAAAACAATCAACATTGGTGCATTGGATGATGATCATGCTGTTGGTGCAAAAGAACGCAAAGTTGGATATAGCGACAGAGGCAATGGTATAGACTTGTATGCACCTGCAGATGGAATATTATCAGCAAATAAAAGCTATACTCCAGAAGGCGACTATCCTGCTGTATATTCTGGATTTACTGCCAACAGCGGTAGTGGTTCAGGAGTACCCGAGGATACAGGATTTGGTGGCACTAGTGCAGCATGTCCATGTGCAGCTGGATTTATTTCTACATTAGTGCAGTTTAATAGAAACTGGACATATGCAGATATTAAAACATATATTTCAAACATGCCAGGACAAACAACTGGCAACTTTTATTATGGAACCGAATCAACAACTGCAACCGAGGCTAACTGGACTGACTATCCTAGTATAGAAACTGACGAAGCACCAAAGGTTATATACCAAGATGCAACACAGTTTACTCAAACAGTGTTTCCAAAGCGTAAGAGTAGTATGAAGTCAGGCTTGCGTACTAGCGGTGTACAAATAAACTATATACAAAAATGGGATAGAGGTTGACAACCAGTTTAAAACTTGTTATAATATTGTTATAATACAAAGGTATATAATGAATTATTTTGAATTGCAACCAGAAGAAAATACATTTAGTAATATTGTTATTGATATCACTCATCAATGCAATATGGAATGTGCTAACTGTTATATACCAAATAGAGATGTTCCAGACTTAGATAAGAAAAAACTCTATAATTTTTTATCGCGATTGCCTAATCGTACTTACATAAGAATTATAGGGGCAGAACCAACCATGCGATCTGATTTATGTGAAATAATTTCAACTATTAAAAAAATAGGGCATAGGCCTAGTTTAACTACTAATGGATTAAAGTTAGCTAATAAGAAATATGTTAAATCTCTTAAAGATTCTGGTTTAAGATTATTATTACATAGTATGAATGGAGCCGACGATAATAGTGTATACAAAACACTTGATAATGGCAAATGGGCAAATGTAAAGTTAAAGGCTCTTAATAATATTTTTGCAGAAAGATTACCAATCAATACTGGTACTATTATTGCAAAAGGAATAAACGAGTTTACAATGAAAAGGCAAATTGAAGTATTTGCTGATACTGCTTTAAAAAATAATATTAACTTTGATACAACTCCTCCTTATAACAAAATCACACCAGTTCTTAGAATGAAATCTGTAGGACAAATTGGTAGATTTATGGAAGAGTGTTCGTATACTATGGACGAACTTATAACTTTAGCCGAAAACAGATTAGGCGTAAAAAAAGAACAAATGATTAAAACATCTGCAGGTGTTGTAAGGGCTGGACCAACAATGGAAGCTCTAACGTCAATGATGTTTCCTTATAAAACAAATGCAGGTAATATACTTGTTAGATTAATTGATTGGCAAACTAACGACGATGGAGTTATCGATCATGACAACCCTAATAGAGGTCGTTTAACAGAAAACTTTACTATTGCTCCGTTTTTTGAACATGTCAAGGCTAATGAAAATGGATATTAATGTAAGTACATTTATAAGGAATGATGATTTATTTTTATCAACTTGTAAAAAGATTAATAAATTCTTAACAATCGAAGATTTATCTTGTAAACGAAAAGAAAACTATGCATATTATCAAATGAGTACTAGTGATAGCATTGCTGTTTCAGTATATCATCAAGATACTAACATATTAGGGTTTAGTACTGTTATACATAGAGACATGTTTGGAAATGGTTGTCGAATTTTAAATAGATTTTATAAATCAAATAACTATCGATTTGCAACAAAAGATATATTATTAACTAAAAAAATGATATTAGATCAAGTTGATATTTGTAGAAAACTAAATTTTGATTATGTTTTTATGAGTCGAGAAAGTAATACTGGAGCTACTCCATTTAAGTATTACTTAAATAAGTTAAAACTGGACAAATGGATTATAGAAACAGATAAATTTAATGTGTGCAATGGTGACAATAGTTGTCAACAATATATAACTTGGTTGCCTATATCAGAACATTATAAAAAAATAGAGTTAAAAAGGATAAAAAATGATTGTAGAGAAAAATAAGTTTGCAGCGATTGTATCGGAATGTGACTATAATAATGATGCAGAAAAAATTCGTCAACTCATTGGCGATTGTCGAGTAGTAGTGGTTAGAAATAATGATCCTGTGCCGCCTGAAACGTTAATACCTTTTTACAAGACTATTGGAAATGTTGTAGCACAAAATGCAAAAGTTAAAGGTAATGTTAACGGTCACGGCGAATTAATCAGAGTTCGAAAGAATGGACTTTTTAGTGGCGAAGATGACGGCGAACTTGAATGGCATAGTGCTGGTATGAATCGTAATGGTCACGATGATATTGTAGTAATGTACATGCATCAAAATTCTGAAAGTGGTGGAAATACGTTCTTCTCTGATAGTCAAACTGCATTTGAAGATTTAGATGACGATACTAAAGAAATCTGTCGTAAAATAAAATCAAAAACAGTTACATATAATGCTAAAATGAAACTAGAAAAAATGCATTATAAGAATGTGTTTAGCGACGAGCAAACAATGATGGAGTTTAGAGATATAGACGGAATGACTTCTTTTGAAAAACAGACTCCGCGAAAAGATCTTGTAACTATACATCCAGTTAATGGCAAAGAAGGGTTATATTTTCCCTGGAGTGTTATTCGAGGATTTTCTGGATTATCTCATAATGATCAACACGATCTTTATTATAAACTAAAAGATCATACACTAAGTGAAAAATATGTTTATACACACAAATGGAATTCTTATGATATTTGTTTTAGCGATCAACATCATAGTCTACACAAGAGAGAGGCATACACTGGCGATCGAGAGCTATGGAGAGCAGGTATATGGTATCGGCCCGAAGAACTAGAAGATAAAAACCCAACTGAATGGTCTTGTGCGAGCCTCATTGAATGATAGATTTAGAAGACTTTATACAACCTTTAGATATATCTTCTAAAACACTTGATTATTTTGGCATCGATTCTCCTGATAATTGGGAAGAACGCTGGAAAACTTTTCTAAAAACTCACCCTGATAGTTATTATGACGATACAAACATGGATATATCATATGTGTTTAACAAGCACGGATTTAGATATAAAGAATTAAATACTGTAAACTGGGATAACTTTGGTTTATTTTTAGGATGTTCAAACACATTTGGCCAAGGTGTTCCAGAAAGTTTATTAGCAAATAAACTAGTTGAAAACTATTTAGGTATTGATTGTGTAAATCTTGGTGTTCCTGCTGGTAGTAATACTTTAATGAGTATTATTGCTTTAGAGATTGCTTCTAGAAATTTAAAGCCAAAGTTTGTAGTTGTGAATTGGACAACTCATGATAGAACTTATGATATCATTGACAATAAAATAGAAAACTTAGGGATATGGAGTATATCTTGGTATAAAACTATTCATAACATTAGTGCTGACTACTATAAAAGCTGGATAAATAATAAGGAAAGATCATTATATTGTTCACATTTATCTCAAAAACAAATAAACCAATTTTTTCCAAATACTATCGTACTAGAATCTAGTTATATACACTCAGTAGCAAAAGATTTAGATTGTCATTTTATAAATACCGACAAGAACGCAAGAGCAAGAGATGGGTATCACGAAGGATACAAGTATCACAAAGAATTAAGTCAGTGGGTTTTAGAAAATGTTTGAAGTTCAGTACAACGATATTAATAATTTTGATTTACATAAGATACTACTAGAACACGGTCTAATAGTTATTAGAAATGCTTGTTTAGAAGTTGATGATTTTGAAGAGTTAACTAACAAGATGGGCAAATCACTTGTTACAACAAAACATGTATTAAACAAAGCAAGAACTATACAAGAACTAAGCAATAAAGGGTTGTTTTCTAACGGTGATGTGGGATGGCATAACGATTGGAGTTACGGAAGAGGAAACTATTTTGGAACTATTTTACATAATGTAAAAAACGGTCATCTATCACCTACATGGTTTTGCGATACAAGTAATGCTCCTAAGGATTTAAAAAATATTTATAAAAATTCTATAGGAAAATATTATCCGCCGGCAGATTTGCATAACTTGTGTTTTACAGAAAAACAACTTGCTTTATTAAAAAAACAAAAAATTACAAGACCGTTTATTACTAATCATCATATTACAGGTGAAGAGATTTTATATTGTAGTATAAACACCATACAAGAAAATAAGGTTGATTTAAAACCGTTCGAAAATTGGATTGAAGAAAATGCATATATGCACAACTGGCAAGATAATGATGTTTTGATTTGGGATAACCTAAAGATGATTCACAAACGAGTGGCATTTGAAGGCGAAAGATTATTGTGGCGAACACAATTTATAATATGACGGTAGTTAGTGTGTCATAGAAGATTGTATTGTTTACAAATTTCAATAGATTCTTCCCAACTATATTCAGGTTTAAATCTCCAACTGAGCATTAGTCTTAAATCTTTGCATTTATTCTCTACGCTGTGCGGATATTCATTTCTAAATAAAACAGCAGTATCTTTAAAAATATATTCATATTTCTTTTTTAATTGAGATTTATCTACTATATCTCTTGTTCCTAAATCCTCTAAATGAATATATTCTATAGAACGTTCATCATCAAAGTCCCAAAAATAAGTTTTAGTATCTTCAGTACAGTTTTCTACAGGAATATTAATACTTACATTATAAGTGTTATCTAATCGTGTAGCTGCTCCATCTGCATGTATGTTTATTCCATTTTTTGGAAATAATGTAAGTATTAAAACACAATCTTTAAGATGTTGTGTAATCGGGCCAATGTGATCAGTTAGTTCTTGTGTTACTAAAACATTATTATGCCATTTATTTTTTTGTTTAATTTTTTCAAAATCAATAGACGATTCTTGTATAAATTTTTTACAAATAGTTTTATCAAAATCTAAGTTAAGTTCTTGTATATATTTCATATATTTCACCTACTGTCTGAGTTAAAGATAGACTTAAAACAACTCTATTAAATGGACTCAATCTATTATCAACCCTGTGTGGAATATCTACTCTCCAACATTTAGGAGTATTAAGAGATATAGTTTCAATAATTTCATCGCTTTCCATATCTGTCATATATTGAAACATGCTTGTTTCATGTACCTTAATAGGTATATTAATTGCTGTTATTCGTTGTCTTACTCCATTAGCGTTAGCTCTGTCATCAACATGAGTTTTACACATTGTACCTGCAGGAACCATAATAATAGCTGCATATTCAGGCTGAATAGGAAGTTGATCAGTTATTAAAGAAATATTATTCATTTCTTGATCGGATAGCTTATAAGGTCTAATAGTCCAACTAGGTTCTTTAATATTATTTCCGATTTCAAACATCCATTCTTTGTCATTATTATTAAGTTGGATGTCAATGTCGAACCATTTCATATTATTGTTCTCCTAATATTGTTACTACAAGATGCAATCTTATCTCTGTACTACCATTAAATACAGTATGTGGTACAGTTGTATTTGTCCAATACCACTGATTTTGTTTTAAATGCTTACTTTCATTTTCAATAACCATAAAACACCCATCTTGAGTTTTGATTGGATAATGAAGTCTTGGTGTTTGATCATGATGCCAGCTAAGGCAGGTTTTAGGTTTACTATTCATAATTCTGATGCGGCCAACTATATATCTTTCAGTTATTTTATTATAAACATCTTCGAATAATGAGTCTTTAAATCCAGAACATAATACTTTAAAATCTGTTTCTTTAAATGGTACTAGTCTTCTAGGGATTATTATATCTCCGTTTTCATTTTCATAAGATTGATCCCAATCTAAAAACAAACTACCTCTACCTGTTAAACAGTTTGAAGGGTCGTTCTCAGTTGCATTTAAACATATTTGATCGTTTACATCATGGTGCCACCAGATTTTTTTTTCGTCTAACAATCTTAAAAACTCTGTATGCAAATCATATACAGGTAGTGTATCTATTTCGACAAAATTCATTTCACTTTCCTTTTAGGTATCTTACTATCAGCACTGCTTACACAACTGTCCGTAATACAAGGCATAGGCTTATCAAACAGTTTAAACCCTGTTTCAATGTTTCCTAGAGGAACATCGTGGCAACTGTAACTGCGCTTTACACTACCATCTGGTTCGCGTATAATGATACCTTGATATCCAGCATTGCAACTCCAACCTTTAAACTTGTTAAAGTTGAAAGCATTAAAACGTTCTGCTTGATCCATATACCATGCTTTACCGGCTTTATCTCTAAATTCTACTTGCATATGCCAAGGCACTTTTGCATCAGGCATGTACATCATATCTTTTGGTATTTCAAATTTAGGCTTAGGACGTTCTGCCCATACTCTTTTGCTTTCTGTATATGCACGTTGCGGCATTCCGTTGTGCAAACGCTTTAGGTCCTCCGGTTTGTATCCATCAACCACCCTACTAGCAGTAGGGTCTGATTGCGGTTTGAGTGTAACGTTGATTCCTTGCTCGTGGAAGAACAGGGCGTTTTTCCAATCTCTTTCAAACCAGTCTGGAACCATAACCATATTGATTGTAACTTGAACATCGTGCTCCTGACAGAAGATTAGTTTGTCTGCAAAGTCTTGCATCTTCTCAACTGTATTTAAGTGTTCTGTGTGCAAACTTGCTGTAATGCTGGCACGGTGAAAGGGCTTAACTGCTTCGACATACTTTTCAAACCATGCCATGTTGCGACTACAGTTAGATGTCATGTGTACACTTGTATAGTTGGTGTTGTCTACGTCATCAGCCAAATGCTGTAGAATATCCAAGTAGCCAGGATGGAAAGTAGGCTCGCCGCCACTAAGACTAAAATGATAACTATTAAATCCGTTTTCACGTGCTTGCCTCTTTATTTCATCTATGGTCCGTAAGCATAGTTCTGTAGGACGGTGGTCTTTACGGTCACTGCGGGCGTAAGGCCAACAGTAAGAGCATTTGTAGTTGCAGAACCTTCCAAGGAGCCAGCTAACAGTAAATATATCGCGATACAACAGGGTACGCTGACCAACACTAACAATATCGTCAAAGGGTATTTTAGTAAAGTCATAGTTGGACCATTTTAAATCTTGATTCATATTTTAATAATAACATTTTTATAGTAAAAGTCAACCTTATAAATGTATATCTCCTATTAGATTTTTACATTTAAACACACATAGCTCGTATGTTTGTAACTGGTTATTAATATGTTCAAACCAATCTCCATTAATTATATCTTCAAGTGAATGATAACGAACGTTGTGCGTTTTTGGATCTAAATTAGGAGCTGTTTTCCAAAGTTTATCTAGTTCTCTAGGATTTCCCATCCAACAACATGGAGTTACATATCCTTTAGCACTGATATAAATATTACCATCTATGCCATTATGAAACTTAGTTATTCTAGAGTTTAACTTTGCTGGGCAGCGTACACATTCAAGTTGAGGAGAAGTTTTTTTAAATTCCTTTACTGGAATACCGTCTATTGTATTTGGATTTACGCTATTATACCATTCTGGAGTTTGTACTTCTTGTTTTTTAACTTTTTCAGGTTGTTGCTTTTTAGTATCATTATCGGGTAAATCAAGTACATCTGCACGACCAGATTGTATTATTTTAAAATTATAAAAGCCTTCTTCGATTGACATTTTTTTTGCATCTTCTATTTGATGTTTGTTATGATCAAACACAATAAATTGCCATTCGGCCCAGCCGCCTGCATTAATATAAGCACGCCAGTTACGCTGTAGTTTTTTCCAATCAACATGAACTCGATAAATGTGATTAGTATCTTCTAGACCGTCAATTCCAAATACAACTATAATATTTTTAGTTTCTTTTGATAGTTTTCCTAGGTTTGTCCAAAACTCTTCATCTCTAGTTCCACCGTTTGTTGAAATACAAACTCTACATTTGATATTTGTTGCAATATATTTTGAAATTTCTAACATTTGAGGATTTACAGTCGGCTCGTCGACATTTCCGCACATATGTACAATTTCAAGTTTGTCCCATTTATGATTTTTTAACATTTTTTTGATATCTTTTAGAGTAAACCATGCATCATTTAATCCAAGATCTTTTATTCTTCCATTTTTCCAATCAACATACTGCTCATAACGATCGCACTGAGGACATGCTGCATTACAATAGTTTGTTAATTCTATTTGTATTCTACCTATTTGACTTGTTTCAAACCATTTGTTCATCTGTATAATCTTTCTTAAACGTATCCATTGCCCACGTTCGTTCAATACAAGGAAAACACTGATCCCCACAATGTATATATTCTTCAACTGTGTCAAAAATTTTATCGTCTGCACAACTGATTGTGAGAGGAAATAATGTTTGATGTATTTCCTCTCTACAATACATACCTATTATAGCTTTCTTATTTTGATCATTCCACGGACTACAATGTAATATTTTATGTTTTGGTGCAAGTGTTGTGATTGTATCATGTGATGGAGGGTTATCTCTACTTTTATCTCTTCCGTTTATATGTTTTTTAGCACGTTGAAGTTCTATATTATATTTTGTTCGAATTTCTTTTGATTCGACCCATTTAATAACATCTTCTGCTGGAGCATTTATAGTCATTCCAGTATAAATGATATCAATATTATATTTTTCAACAGTATCGTCTACACCCTTATCAAGTGCATCAACATAATTAGATTGTGATCCGTGTACTACAATGTGCTTTGCTGGTGATTTATTTGTTAGTTCTTCAACTTTGTCAATAATACGTTTTGCAACATCGGCATACAATGGCTTTTTTTCTGTTACTAATGTTATTGGATATATATTAGAGTCCTGATAGTTTTTGCATACCAAGTAATATAGTAAACTACTTTCGGCACCACCTGACAACTCAACTGCAATATTTTTAAGTTTTTTATTAATGTACAAATTTTACATCCACTATTTTATCATAAGAATCATCAGTATTGTATAAAACATTATCTACAAAGACATTATGTCTAGAATACTCCCAAATAGGATTACCAATGCCTAACATTAATCCTCTAAACCAAGTTGGTATTGGAATATTATACTGTTCATTTAATGCAGTATACAACTCTTCCCAGGCTGCACATGCACAGAATCCAGTTTTATATCCTAGCATAGCAGCAGAATGAGCAGCTACACCCGAAGAAAGGCCTATACTTATATGAAAGTTTTTTTCAAAATCATCATTAAACGGATCATCTATTTGGCTTTCGTCTGCTGGCATAAAAATCATTAACATTGGTGCAAGAACTTGACCATTACGGTGGATAGGCTGATCAAAGTGAGGATTGGTACGATCAACTGCTAAAGAATAACATAATCGGTTAAAATCTTTATTTGTACTTACTAATAGTTTATAATATTGTCGATTTTGTTTTGATGGCATAGTAGTAGCTGATTGAATTATACTATTATAATCAGCTATACTTACAGGATTGTCATAATCCCAGTTTCGCTGACACCTTTCAGCTATAAAACTTGCCTTTTCTACATTCATTTCTGTATACACTGGTCCATTAACTAGCTGATTTATTAATTCATTATAAAGGTATTTAATATGATTGATTGTTTGAAGTGATTCTGAGTTTGCATGTATTTCGCCACCGCATAGCTCTATTATTTGATCTCTTAACATAGTATAACATGCAACCTCAACGTCAGTTGATTGCAGTTGTAATGTATTATTTCTATAAAACTCTTCTACTATAAACTGTATATGTTCCTTATTGTTAAATTTTAATCCATTAATAAATGCATTGATTACATTACGTAAATCTCTATCACATTTACTTAGGGTATCTGTTCTATTAGGATGTGTATTTTTAATCCACAAAAGTAGGTTTGATATTATATTTTCTTTATTTTCTAAAACTATATTAGCGGCGGTGTAATACATTTTTGTTTTCCTTATCTATATTTTTTAACATACGTATTATAGATAAATCTTTATTTTCTTCTTTAACCTCTTCTTGCAGAATTGGTTCTAAGTTCTTTGTGTTTTTATAAAAAATATCTAACGCTGTATTAGTATTTAATCCTTTCGGCGAACACAATCCGCAGCCACAATAGCTTTTAGGACATTTAATAAAAGGAATCTTACCTTCACTTAAAGTTTTTTCAAGGTTGTTATTGATCAAATCAAAGCGGCTTGCTTTACCAATCGGACCAACTTGACCATCCATATTAACTTGACAAGTTTGATGATGCCATACTCCGTCGAGTTCGCTGTTTATAAAAAGAAAATCCCAGTTAATCATACAGTTCCAACCTTTAAAGTTGTTAGTAGGAACAAAGGATCCTACTGTCCATTTATCATCTATACACAAATCAAGTTTTCTTCCGTTACAACATGGGCGACCAATGTTTTGTGCCATTTCGCAACTCTTGGCTTTTTTATTTACTGTTTCTTTTTTACCTCTACTCCAATAGTCTTTGAACCATTGATGTTGTTCTTCTGTATAAATGTGTGCAGATCCATCTTCAACATCTTTAGGATTTCCACTATCACCAATAATTCTAGGAGTATAACGTACACCAAGTTCATCTAGCCAATCTGCAACAGCGATGCATTCGGCAAAATAATCTTTGTGGAACATCAAGTTTATTCTAAAGTTATAATCAGCTTCTTTCATTGCAATAATATTATTACGAACTAGTTTTTCTTCGAGTTTACTTTGCTCGGCATGCCAACTTAATGTACAACTGTCGATGTTATCAATGATCTGTTGACATTTTTTAGGAGTATAACATCCATTGGTTGTAATGTTGGTCTTTACTTTAGGATATGCCTCGTTACAATATTCGATAAATTCAAAAAAATCCGGGTTGATAGTTGGTTCGCCACCTGTAAATGCTAACGTTGTTTTTTTAGGTACTGCACGATATTTGTCATATAGTTCACTATACTTAACAACACCATCTAATGTATGTTTAAGAGTTTCGAGTGTAGTATTAGGTGAAGTTTTATTACTATGATGCGGACCACAATAAGTACAAGCATATGTACATCGTCTTCCTAAATCCCATACTACATCAAAACTATCATTATCTACTTGATTAATTGCGCTGAACATCTATTGATCCAAATCCTATTATTGCACGTTTATATTCTACCGAAGTTTCGGGTAAGTTATTATTACTTAAAAACCAACTGCTACTATGCCAACGTTTTGCATCAAATAACATTGCTGTTCCTATTTTCCATTCATATACACTATGAACTTTTAAATCTGCATACTCTTTAGCATATGCTGTATCAGCAGGATTATAACGTTGTACTTCTTTATCGTATTCCCATTTATCTCTATATACAAACACTTCGTTATTATCACGATATCGCATTTCGCCTTTTGTATAGATTAGCTTTCGAGGAATAGCAGAAACTCTATTATAGTTTACTGTATACGGTTGTTTGCATTTCCATTCAAGTGGAATAATCAAACCCACAACTACATGACATTCTATTTTTTCATCCCAAGGCACTGTATCAAAATCGGTATGCAACCCTGCAGGTTCGCCACTATGAAAGTAATCAAAATGCCAATCATTAAAATTTCCTGTAAGATTATTTGCAAAATCACGTAAGTTATTTTTAATATCTTTAGGAACCGCACAAAAATAATTAAAGTTTTTTGTACCAGTTAGTTTTATATCTGATGTACTAAACATCTTATTTGCTAACTCTTTATGAAAATTTATATCTAAATCAATGTTGTGTGTACCAAAATTATACATATTACTTCCTTATTATAAACGAGCCTTTGCATTTATCAACTATTTTATGATCACATATTACTTTTTCAATTATTGGGCCATATTTTTTATGGGTTAAGTTTCTTCCTATAATAATACCATTGTCCTTTAAAAACGAAAATGCTTTATTATAAGAGCTTTTCCAATCTATACTACTACTTACCAGTCCCATACTTATAATATCATATTTTTGAGAGGTTTCAAAATTTTCAAAATATACCTCATGTGTTTCTGCATAAGGACAGTGTGATTTAAACATATCAACGGTTATAACTTCTTTTAAGTTTCCGGGATCAAAATATCCTTTTTCCCAGTCAACTTGTAATCTTACATTTTCTTGCTCCCACGGATCGACTGCTGTATATTTCCATTTAGGATGACTATCATAAAGATAGGAAAATAGTCTTCCATTTGCTGAACCAACTTCTAAAATATTTCCAGCAGGAGATGTCATTTGTTTTTTTACAAACTCCATTTCCTGCAAACTAATCCATCCTTCGGTTACCATGTCTTTAATCTCCACATTAATGAATCTTCATCATAATACCTATCGCTTTCTGGTATATTTTTCCAACGGGTTCCGTCTATAACAAAACTCCCGTTTTGACCGTCTAATATAATATATTTTCTTACAGCATATGCAATCGAATATTTTACACCAGGATGACCGTCTGGTCTATTAATTGCCCCAGTGCGATCGTATATATTTCTTCCAATAATAACTCCGCCGGGTTTTAATAGTTTAAGTGCTTTTTTATAAACTTTAGGCCAATGTATGTTAGGATTACTCATACCCATACTAATAACATCAAACTTTTTATCAGTTTTAAAACTTTCAAAATCACAAGCATGATGTTCAGCAAAAGGTATATTATTCTGCAACATTTCATTAGTCACACGTGGTCCATGATTTCCTTCATCCCAATATCGTTTATTATAGTCAAGTTGTATATACACTTCTCTTTCGTGCAACGGATCAACACTTACATAGTTCCATTGTCTATGTCGACTATGTAAAAAATCAAACAATCTTCCTATTGCACTGCCTGTTTCGAGTATATCACCTGTATCAGATTTCATCCATTTACTTACTAAACCGCATTCTTTTCTGCTTATCCATCCATCTAGTAACGGTGCTTCGTTGCTTATCATACTATTCCTCCAAATCCATAATATCTTTCTAAACAAAAGAAACAATAGTTACAATGAACCAGATCATCATGAGTGAATCTAGGAAAATCTTCACAACTGAATGTTAGTGAATATAGGTCTTCAAATACTCCATATTGATGATATAAATCATTTACAGCTCTTTTATCAGATCGAATAAATGGTCTTACTGATGTAAATACCGGGCCGGTAAATCTGCCATCTTTATCAACCCCTTCTCCACGCTGAATTATATGACTATGCCATTGCACAGTATCTCGTGTTTTATCTCTTTTAATATCTATACTTTGATTTACCTTTTCTAGATTTAAGTTAAATTTATCATTATTATCAACAAAAAACTGTTTAAACTTTTCAGTCGGAGGGTTTAAAGTTAATCCAGAATAACTAACTTCAATGTTATATTTACTTATTGCATCGTTTGTTAATATTCGAACCCCTGCTTCGTATTCGTGTCCAAGAAGCGGACTATCATGTTTATCATGGTAAAGTACAATACGCTCGGTAGGATATTTGCCTGTCATTTCGCCAACTTTTTCGATTATATTATTAGCACCATGACTGTACCACCATTTTAATTTTGTATCTAGTGTAAGTGTATAAATTTCGACATCTGGTTGATCTTTATAGTGATCACACACTGCATAATAAATAATAGCACTATCTGCTCCGCCACTTAGCTTTACTGCAACTCTTTTTACACCTGGTTCGAAATATATTTCCATTACGATCTTTCCATTTTTTCAACTTCGTTAAGACCTTTATCAGTTCCACGTTCATCAAATATACCTTCAATTAGAAAACGTAATGGTGTACGTACACCAAACTGATGAGTTCCATCATCATCATCTAGCCAGCCAACATGTATACTATTTGATTCTTTTAAACTAAAATCTTTACATACTTTACTATATAGATCTCCGTAATTTGCCCACCAATAATCAGGACCAAAGTGTTTCATTGCTTCTACACCTATCCACATATCGCTAACATTTGCATAAGCAAAATCATTCATAATGCTTATAGGTCCTACAGTTTTTTCTTTTGTATACCGTATACCTATACGTTGACTACCCATACCTAGTGCTTTTGACAAACTTACGCTAACACTTTTTATTGCAGGATGTGTGACATCAAATTCAAAGTTGCGACACTGCCCAAACCATGCTCCGTCAATGTGAACCGGTATATCATATTCATCACAATAATCTAATAACAAGTCAAAATTATCGTGATAGCCGGTAGTAATACAACTAGGATAACTTACAATAAAAACATCTCCTTTGTTTAGTTGTGTATAATGCGTTATTTGCTTTACATTAAAATCTGTTAACCGTCTATGATACTTATATTCTCCTTTGTACGTAGCTATATTAGCACCGTGCAGCTGATGTAGTTCATCTAATTGATGTGTAGTGCCAAGTATAGCGTCTCTGCGTTTAAAGTTTTCTAATCCTGTGTATTTTATGTGTTTATGTGCATGTATCCAAGCGTCTACTTCTTTAAGAAAAACTTCTGTATAAGCGTGTGGATCTTTTGGATAATCGTTCATACTTAGATTCTGTCTAAACTTTGTAAACTTACTAAGGTACATAGGACGTTGTCGTCTTGTTCCTAGCATATCAAATGTTATATCGTTATATTCCATCTATTCTCTCTTTGATATATTTAAATATTTTTATATTTGAATCAATCCCTGGGTGATCAAAATCTCTTGCAACATCAATATAAAAAATATCATCAGCATTGGATGGATCAAATATTGAAAAATCTACAAAAGATATATTATGTTTAGCAAGCAACCAATATGTCTGGCATTGTGATGTTTCGCTATATTGTTGTAAACTTTCCATAGTTTCTGTTGCTTGTTTTAAATCAGTTGATTGCAATCTAGTTGTTCCATAAAACAGCCTAAGTTTATTAGGCCATTGTAATATAACTATCTTTGGTAGTCTGTATCCACTATTTAATAGTTGTAATAAATTATCTTTTATAAGATTGCACGATCCTCCTGAAACTCCAAGGTTTAATACTGGTATATTATAATGAGATTCTAGTAAGTCGGTATACCTATGTTCTTTGTGCAGAGAATGTCCAAACGTATGACTACAACCTAATGCTAATATATAATCAGTATCAGGTGGCAAAACATGATTGCATCTATATCCAAATTTATTTATAGTATAATCTATAGGATTTTTAAAATAAAATCCGTCTTTATAAGTTTTTATCTTTTTTTTATTATGATAAAATAACTTTTCTTCATTAGCATCTTGAAATAGAAGAGATTTATTACAAAAATTTGAAGTGCTTACTGTAAGAAAGGGATCTATATCCATTTTTCAACTACCGCATCTAACTTACAAGGACATGCACGATAATCACATATTATTGGATCATCGGGCAATGTATACTTGCCTGTTTTAATATTACCTAAACTTCCGCCGACACCTTTGGTACAGCGTTTGATATTTCCATCAGGTTCTACCATTAGACGTCTAATACCTGCTGTACAAGACCATCCTGTAAACTTATGTAAGTTTTGATCTAATACTTTCATAAACTTTATTGGTGTTCCGTCATAATGTAAGGTTTGTGGTATTTTCCAATCAATACCAAATGGTTTCATTTTATTACAACTATTATTTTGTATCCAGTCTCTTTGTTCTTCGGTATATTCAAAATAACTAGTTCCATCAATACTGGTTCTAGTAAACTTTGGGGTTATTTCAACATTAAGCTCTGATAGTCTTTCGTATAAAATTTTAGCTCTCTCATAGTTGTCAGGTACAATCATTAGAGGAATACTTACACTTGCTTTATGTTGCATTATTTTAGCAACTTCAACAAAATGATCGTCGTCTGCTTCTTCTGCATGCCAGCTTAGAAATACAAACGACCTTTGTGCTTTAAAAGATTCCCAATAACGAAGTGTCCGGCTTGCATTTGTAGCATATTCAACAAACACATCTTCGTCACTGATAGTATCAACAAACTCTTGAAACTTAGGCCAAACAGTGGGTTCGCCGCCTAATATTTCTACATAAACATATTTGTTTCTTTTTTTAACTTCTTGTATTAAATCAAGATATGGTTGCCAGTTTACGGGCCAACGATGGCTTCCGTCTCTATGATAATCATTACAATAACTACAACTAAAGTTACATACATTATGAACAAATAAAGTTAATATACAACAATCAAGGTTTTCATTAGTTATTCTCATCAAACAAATCCTTGTATTGTGGAACTATATCTAAAATATTTTGATTACGTATTTTATCAAGCCGGTTGGTTGTATCGATAAATGTTGGAAGATGTTCATTATAATCTTCGCTGTGCATAAAGCGTTCAACTTTATTTAATATGTCAATAAAGTTATTTTTTATTTTTTCATTGTACAATGTACTATCAATCCATTGTTTGTGTTCAAAAAATGTATCACTTACTTTATCCTTTAAATACTGAGGCAATATTTTAACATTATAATATTTTGGAGCATGACACATGTGATATGTTATAATAGGTTTAGCGGTAGTAACTGGATTAAACTTTTCTAATCCACTTTCTTCTAACTTCCAACGCATAAAATCTGGCAAATGAAAAAGATTTAATGGAGTTACTGTATAAGTAAACCAACCTTTTAAGTTTATATTTTTATTTTTTTCTAATAACTCCATATTTTTATATACTTTGTTCCAATTTGCAGGAGCTCGTTGATAGTTAAACACATCGCCATATCCGTCAATACTAGCACCTATACGTATTTGTTTAAACTGTTCCCACAACTTAATAATACCAGGGGTAACATTTGTTAAGTTGCTGTTATACTCAATTTCAATATTACTGCTGTTTCCATTTGCTACCAATCTTTCAAGTAATTCTAAATGTTCATCAATGATTAATGGCTCGCCACCAACAATGTACATACGTTTTGTATTACCTGTGTGTTTTTCAAACTGATTCCAAAACCAGTTGCTTTGTTTAAACCAGTTATAACTATCTGTTTCCCATCTACCTTTGGAGTTTTTTTCTAACACAACAGTACCATGAGTGTCGTTAAACTCTGGTTTGCCTTTTAACTTTACATAATCATTAAACCATGTATGACTTTCTGTTGGTCCGCACATTCTACATTTTAGATTGCAGAAGTTTCCATAACGAATATCAAAAAACTCTATTGGTTGAGCATTAGTATCAATACTGCCATCGGCATTTGTAACAGCTCTAGCTGCTTCTACACCAAAATCTCCGCTGTATTCTCCCCATTCTAATACTTCGTGTTCTCTTCGACTTTTAATACCGTTTATTTCTTCTTGTCGGCAACGTTCACACTCAGGATGCCATTCATCATTGAGCATCGTTAATCTAACTTCATTTAATAGTTCTGCGTTCCTTGCATCGTCTATTTCATGTTTGCCTATATTATAGGGTGTTCCGTCGGCTTTCCTAACTATACCTCTATTCTTAGTATAGCTATTGGTGTTACAACATATGCGTATATCGCCGTTGTTTCTAATATTGATACTATTCCATGGCATAGGACAAAAAGTTTTACTCATCTTTAGGTTCTGTATCCTTTAATAAATCGTAAAGCTCTGGAATATAATCTTCGATACTATGGTTACGTATCTTATCCAATCTACGAGTTGCTTCCCAAAACTGCGGAAGTGCATCGCTAAAATCTTTAGCATACATATAACTGCTGTACTGATCTAATAGTTTTATTACTTCTTTTTTAGAAGCTTCTTTTCTATGATCTGGCCAATTTGTGTCATCGATTAACTTTGTAAGACGTGGTTTATATTCTTCATACTTGGCATGAACTGCATCTTTTGCAAACTTGGGCAACATACGCATATTTAGAAAACGTGGACCGTGTAACGGATGCGGAGTTATTACTGGTCTCCAGTTGTCATCGTTTACTTTTGGCATTTTGTTTAAAATAATCCATTCCATAAATTCAGGAAAATGTAATGCATTAAAAACATTGATAGTAGCAGCAATCCATACTTTATAGTTGCCTTCAGCTGTTGCAAACTTTTGTAAGTTTTCGTGTATTTTATCAAAATGACTCGGATATCGCATGTAATGATTTATTTCTCCAATACCGTCAATACTAGCACCAATATTGATGCGTTTAAAATGTTTCCAAACATCCCATGCACGTTGCGGAACATTTGTAAGATTGGTATTATACTCTACAATAATTTTATGAGCATGTCCTTCGTCTACACACTTTTGTAAAAATTCATAATGTCTGTCAATCATTAGTGGTTCGCCACCAACAATATAAAGTTTTTTTATTTCACTAATATTAGCGTCCATTTGTTCCCAGTAATGGTCGCTTTGATGCCAATCGTACACATTTACATCTGGTTCAAACTTGCCTTTAGTATTTTTAACAAGATTAACAGGGCCATGACTATCTTTATATTTAGGTCCCCAAAGTTTAACTTGGTCTTCATACCACATACTACTATCAGTTGGGCCGCACATACGACAACGTAAGTTACAAAGATTACCAAATCTTACATCATAAAAACTACAGTCGATTTTATCTACATCAATAGTGCCATCTTCTTGTGTATGAGATAATAACTCATCCCATTTATAATCTCCAGTATTAATCCAAATTTCATTTTCATAACTTTGGCGACTACGCATGCCTGCTTCGGATTCTGTTTGACAACGAACACACTCAGGATGCCACTTATCTTCCATCATATATTGACGTATTTCTTTGCTTAACTTACTGTTTCGTGTATCTTTAAGATTAGCAGTACGAGCATTATAAGGTCGGCCTGTATCGTCTTTGAGTGTGCCGCCTGTTGGTCCATGTTGTGCTTGACAACATACACGAATATCGCCATTAGCACGGAGACTTTGACTCATCCATGGAATCGGGCACAACGTATTACTGTTACAGGTCATTAATGTTCTCCATTATATATGTATTTAACTATTTGGTTATAATATTAAAACTGATCTGGTGTTATTAAATGTTCTAACTTGTTCCAAAGCTCACTGTTTTTATCCATCCAATGTTCTTTTCTAATCTTGTTTAACTGAGCATCATTTCTTAAAAACAATCCAAAGTTGCCGGGTTGTTTGATCTCATGTACAAGCTGGGCAAATATTTTACGGTATAACACATTATAGTTTTTTTCAATGCTTTGTAAATATTCTAAAATCCAAGGTTTTACATCTTCGTGCAAGTTACGTGGTTGCATCCACTCCGGTCCGTCAATAACCACACACTCATGATACAATTCTTGCTCGATACAAAAATCTAATATCTCGTGTATCTTGTTTACATTGTATATACTAAATGCACTATGCACATTTATGTGTTTGAAATGCTGTTTATACCATATGAGATTGTTGTAAACTGTGTCCCATTTACTATCTTTTCGAAGAAACTCATTAAGCTCTCCATAACTATCAATGCTCAAATCAATGTGTACTTTTTTGCATTGTTGTAATAGCTTGACTAGTTGTTCATTTGGTAATATACTTACGTTTGTTACTAGTAATATACTCAGCTGACTGAGATTGCATTTGTTAAGTACTTTGATCAACTTATCTTGTTCCATCATTGGCTCGCCGCCGAGTACTTTTATAAACTTCAAGTCAGATAAATCATAATGATTAACAATAGTGTTGTCTGTAATAATACCTTTTGGTATTTTTCGACCAAGTTTTCTAGCATCACTGTACCAATGTGTACTAAGTTCAGGCATACACATTCTACATTTATTATTACACACATTACTTAGAGCCAAATCAATGTTTGTAAGTTTTTTTATCTTTCCTCTACCCTCTTCATCAGTAGGTAATCCAAAATCTCCTATAAGCCTGCTGTGTATGTCGGTACGCATACTTCTAGCACTGCTTTTTTCATCATCATAACATTTTTTACAGCCGTGAACATACTCATCTTTGGACATTTTTTGCCTAAGATAGTTCATATATTCGTGATTGAACGGATCAGGGTGTGCAACATTTAAATCATCCGGAACTTCTTCTTCTCTAAATACGCAACACGGTCGTATTTGACCGTCAGGACGCATTGCCATGTGATGAAATGGCAGCGCACATGCATATTTTGGTATACTAGGCATACCATTTCTCCGGTTGCATTGGATCAATGCTTAATTCGTTGATGTTTAAATGCTTGGGCTGATCAACTATCCATTTAATATACTCAGCAGCTAGATTGATATCCATAGTTTTTCTGTCTGGATGCTTTGCTTGATTGTTATCAAGTGTTCCAAAACTGATGTAACTTATTTTGGGGCCGCTTGCCCATATACCAGTAAGCCCTAATGTATTACTATAATCACGTAATGCTTTTTTTTCTGCATTGTACAGCCATGCGCCGCCTTTTTTAACTCTATCAGTGGTGCTGCCTATATTGATAATATGGCATTGATGATTTTCAAGTATGCATTTTTTATAAACAATATCAAGTAAACTGGTTTGATTGAATCTAAACAGCGCACTACAGTTGATAAACACATTATGATGTATCACTGCTTCGGCACATCTTTCCATATCAACTTTTTTACCAAAGTCATAACCAGTACTTCTACTAATAAACTCTGCATCAGGATAAATCTTTGCTAATGCTCCAGCTACTCCTGTGTCTTTGTTACCCGTTATGATCATCTAATACTCCTATGTCTATATGATTGTTTAATACGTTTAATAGTTTGTCTGTTTGCATACTCTTAGGAGCACACAATCCACAGCCACATGTCTGTTTTGGACAAACAATAGTAGGCATTGTTCCAGATTGCATCTGTTTTCTCAAATCATCTACTAGTTTTTTGCCTTCACTTATTTTTCCTATTGCACCTCTTGTGCCATTAAACTTTGCTTGACATGTTTGATGATGGAACACTTGATCTGTTTGCTGTTCTAAATGCAAAAAGAACCAGTTGACACTGCATTTCCACCCTTTAAACTCTCTAAAATCTACAAATGTACTCTTACGTTTTTCTGTGCCATTGTGCAGCATCATGTCTCTACTACCGCAACAAGGACGACCTATGCTGCTTCCTAGTTTTTTTGCATTTTTTACAACATCACCTACTGCACTACTAGCATACAGCGCATCATTTTTTTGTTTCCAATAGTTTTTCATCCATGCTAGTTGTTCTTCGTTGTACTGATGAGCAAAGCTGGGCTTGCTATCAGGTTCTTCGCCAATAACACGTGGAACAAAATCAACACCGTGTTGCTGTAAAAACTCGCATAGTTCCTTGCACTCATCAAAATATTCTGCGTGAAACATAACATTCACACTAACTGTACACTCGTACATATCACCCTGATAATGCAACTGTAATATTCTATCTTTTACTTGCTGTTTGAGTTTGCCATCGCTTTCACTGTGATAGCTGATAGTAGCATGACAGAAGTTTTCCATTATTGCCTGGCCCATTTTTTCACTAAATGCGCCATTGCTTGTAAGAGCAAAATCAGCTTCCCACTTGTCTTGATATTTTGCTTCGTATTCTTCTTTTAAATATTTTGCAAAAGGAATAAAGTGAGGATTGACTGTGGGCTCACCGCCAGTAAATCCAACATTTGCTTCTTTGAAGTTGCGATGTTCCATGTATACGTCAATGTATTCAAACAAGAAATCTACATTGGCTTTTAGTTCATCCAGTGTAGCATGTTTACTAAAGTTGTCATGTCTGTGTATTGGGCAATAACTACAGTCATAGTTGCACCGTCTTCCAAGATCCCACGTAACTTGAAACAACTTTCCAGTTAACAAATCAATAGTATCAAAGCTCATTTATTTCCTCAATGACAGATTTTACTTGTTTGTCTGCCCAATCTCTTTCTTCACACCACCAACACTGTTTGCATTCTGGTATATACATTCCTGCATTATAATCTCTAAAATGTCCACAAGACTCTTTTATATTTTCCATATGATTTATATCACCTTCACAACTACGTGTTGTGTTGTACAAATCTAATATATTATGTATGTGGTATTGTGCTACAATCCAATCTTTTTTAACAAATCTAAAAGGATGGACAAATGTTGATTTTACTTTTCCGCTGTAGAACCATAAATCAGTTAGTTGTCCATCTTCGGCATCTTTGTCTCTGTTTGTCATACGGTCTTTACGCAAGTCATCTGGATTCTTACTTGTAGCATTGTACACTGCATCCAAGTTGTATTCCCATGCTGCAAACTTGTTGTAACTTCCTACTATAATCTGATCGCCACTCTTGCCGTTGATACTGGCTCCTATTACACCGTGTTCTATTTCAGGAGGAATATATGTTGTGTATCTATTTTCAATGATATAAGGAAACATGTCTTTTAGTTTGTCAAATACTTGTAAACTAATATATCCTTGCCATGGTCTTGTTTCCCAACAACGTTGATATGTAATCACATCTACTTTTGTATCTAGATTGTTGCGTTGTATGATTGTACACAACAGATATGTTAGCAATGCACTGTCAGCACCACCCGAGAGATTAATGCCAATACGCTGCCATTTTTCATCAAATGGAATAGTTAACTTACTGAAAGTTGTAAGCAGTACATCATTTGAAATGTTTTTATATAACGAGTTGTTTGTACTAAACATTCCTTATAACTTCTCCGTTTACAAACTTGTAGTTTTCAATGTGTTCATTGAAATCTTGTTTCCATATTTTATCTGTTTTTTCGATATACTTCATAAAATCGTTCCAGTCAGATCTTTTTGCATCGTAGTTTAGAATGTATTTCCTTATGTATTCAAGTCCGGCAACTGCACTACTAATGTCTTGCCACATATCAAAAGGCTTTTCTATTCCAACAGTAAAATGACTTTTCAACATTCTAGACGAATCTACGTTCTCTCTTCTTTTTTTGTCTATACTAAATATAGCATTACGTGTTTCTTCAATGTCGTTTAATACTGAATTTCTATGTTTCAACAACATCACACTTGGATTTAGATAATCAGGTGTATACACTATACTAACATTAATATAGTTGATGTCAAGTTCTAAAAAACTAAGAAATGCATCTTTTATTTCCATAAGTTGATATGTTCCTGTGGTATAAACTATGTTAATGTCGCAATGATTATAATCGACTTGTTTGAATCGACTTATATTTTCTTTTAACTTTTGCCAATCACCTTGCCTAAAATATGGATATAATCTAGGGCCTGCATCTACACTTATTTGAATGTTTACTTCTCCAAACAAGTTTAATAATCTACTCAACTCAACTGCATCAAAATCTGCGTTAAAGTTGCTATGGAAAATGATCTTCATATTTTCAGCGTTGGGATGATCACCAAGTTTAGCTAATGTAGGAAAGAACTGTTTTTGGTACAACACTTCGCCGCCGGCAAAATCTACTCTTTCAAGATTTGGAAAGTTGGTGTTGAGATCTTCAACTATTTCTAAAGCACGAGCTGTGCTAATACTTATAGTGTAATCATCATCTGCATCCTGTCGATGCATTTGTCCAGTTAGCTGTATTAGATTGTGTTTATAATCTTCGTCGTCAGGTGTGTATTTTTTTAGCTTGGACATCCAGCCGCTGCTGAATACTTGACTACAATGTAAACAGCTCATATTACAACTATGACTGAAACGCATTTCGATTGTTTTTAATCCTTCAAATGCTGTTTCACCGGTTTCGTGATTATAATATTGCAAATCAACATCTTGTTCTTGACGCATACTCTTGCCTGCGTTTGCTTGTTCAACATGTTCACACATATTGCAGCCTTTGCACCAAGTTCCACTCATTAGTTTTTTACGATGATTTTTAAAGTTTTCATTATTAAAAAACTTGCTTGGTAGGTACTCATCATCAAGCATTTGAAACTTTTCGTGTTGTGTAGGACAACTGGTTGCAAATCCATTTTTAAAGTTGATTCCGCTTATAGCATAATAACAATCTAAACTAGCCAAATATTTTCTCCCATAAACTTTGTTTTTGTTTTGGTAGATCTAATAAAAATCCTTGTGCATTGTTTTTGCCCCATTCTTTTTCTTGACAAAAAAAACAATGACCGCATTCTGGGGGATATTGTCTGTTATGTCTATATTCTTCACCAAATTGTGCAATATCACCTTCGCAACTGCGTGTTAGTTTTAATAACGTTTCTAGCTTGTAGTTGACATACTGTGCCATTGTATAGTTTTTTCTAAGCAATCCAAATGGATTAATGCACGATCCTGTAATAACCCAATCCCAGTTATCCTTAACAACTGTTTCATCTCGAAACTCAGGAGCTTGATCATTGTCTATCGGAGGATTCATAGTTGTTCCGCTATATACCCATTCGTAGTTATAAGATTTTATTAAATATTCTTGATAACTATGTGTTATCAACACATCGCATTTTGCCATTGAAGGTAATGTCAAGTTGGGTAGATTTAGATTTTTTAATGGCACTGTTTCAAACTCATGAGGCAAAAATCCCCAATGCTGTATACCAATAATATCTGGAAACTGTTTTTTTAGATAACCAAATGCATCTTCCGCCATTGGTTTTAGCCAAGGCTTTTGTTCCCAAAAACGTATCATTGTATATACATCTATTTTTGTTTTGAGCTTTTTTCTTTTAATAAGTGTACACAACATATAAAGTAATAGGCTGCTATCGGCGCCGCCACTAAATGCTACTAATATTTTTTTTGCGTGTTTATCAAGATGTATAGGCAATCCGTTTATCCTATAGACATTAGGATATCTACGATATTGCGTTTCATACTGCTTGATAAAATCTTGTTTTTTATAATGCAGTTCTAAGTAATCTAAATACTTAAAATCATCCATTAAAAATATCTTTCATCTCAGGAAATGTTTCGGCAAAACTTATGCCACGTTGTTTGTCGCATCGTTCAAGAAACTCTTTCATTTCAGGTAAACGTTGACTCCAATCTTCTGATTCCATAAACTGTAGCATGCCTTTAAGACGCTTGATACCATAAGGAGCAGCATCAAACATTGCTTTGGTCACCTTGCCTTTGTGCCAACTAGGTACACCTAGTTCCCAGTTTTCTTCCCACCATGGATAAAACTCTTCATACTTTTTACGCACTTCCGCTTTAAACCATTCAGGCAATACTTTGACATTAAGGTGAGGAGGATGATACACAAAGTGATAGTTTACACCGCCTGCACCAAATGGCCACATGTTGATCTTTTTAAATCCTTGCTCTAGTTTCCACTTGATAAAATCTGGTATGTAGTATATGTTTAGTGCTTGTACAGCACATGCTACAGTTATTTCTACATTGTTGCTAGTTTGATTATCTAGTATATGAAATACTTCTTCTTGGCGTTTCCATTTACTTGGATAACGAATGTAATCATTCATTTCTTTAATGCTGTCTATGCTGTAATGAAAACGTACTACTTTAAACTCTTTCCATAAGTCAAACAAATCGTCACGCCATTCGACTCCGTTTGAGTTATAACGTAGTTCTAAGTCTTTAGCATAACCCATTTTAATAGCGTGTTCGAGTATCTCGTAATGTTCTTCAATAATAAGACTTTCGCCGCCTGCAAAGTAAATCTGCTGCATACTAGGCATTTGCTCGTAAAACTGATCCCAAAACACAGGATTTTGTTTGTGCCAGTTGTAGCTACTGCCGTTGGTACTGCCTTTGTCTTGCCACTGCATAGTTTCCTTGAGTGACTCATTTTTAACACCTGGAAAGATTGCTTTGTAATCCTTGATCCATCCACTGCTATCGTGCGGCGAACACATTACACATGCCAACTGACACTTGGTGCCAAAGCGTAAATCAATGTATGCCAAGTTAGGAGGTACTTCGCCATCCTCTGTTGTGTCAGCAATCAGTTTGTCAACATCGGTCCGCTGACTCCAGTATGCTGTTTCCCACATACGTTTGCTGTTGTGACCGGCTGCTTCCTCTCTATAGCACTTCAAACAACTAGGCGGCTTTTCGCCATTCATCATTTGCTTGCGTACATTTTTCATGTAGTTGCTGTTCCAAGCAGTTTGGAAATCTGTTACATTGAGATTGTTTGGTTTGCCGTCATCTGTTTTAAGAATGCCAACTTGACCGCCGTGCTCTTTGTCATTAGTAGCGCCTACACTACTGGCATTTGCTGTGCAGCATACTCGCATACTGCCATCTGGTCTTGTACTAAGGTGTACCCATGGAAGGATACAAAATGTGTCACTTACTTTGCTCATACTGTACTTATACCTTTATCTGCGTAGTTTATTTCATTATGGTATGCTTTGTTTTTTGCACAAGTTCTTATACATCTACTGAGATGCAACGGATGATTTGGTTGCCAACTTGCTGTTAATAAATCTTTATACCAAGGGTGTTGCATTATTTCTTCTTTGCTGTGTTGTTTTAGACTGTTCCAACCAGGTTCAAATCTGTTTAGTTTTTGCATTATACCTTCTTTGTTTTTAAATGCACTATCCCATAAAAAACAACAGGGCCACATGGTTAAATCACTTGCTATAAATATTTCACCTTCGTGAATATATTTGCACACAATGCTGTCAACTACTTCTTTGGTTTTTTCTATATCAGCTTTGTGAGATTTGTATTCCATGATAAACTTATCCAAGTCTTTCATTATATCTTTTTTACTATGCTCTTTACTGCCTGTGGTTGTAATAACTTTTTGCTGTGTTTGTTTTTTGTTTTTTATTTTTGCAACCCAATCGTGATAACTATTGCGCATTCCAGTACGTGTAGCAAAATCAAATCCTAATACTGCGGCATGTGCTCTAGCAGTAACTAGTTCTTGCTCGTTGTGATCAAAAACTATATAGATCCATGTAGCATGACGTTGCGGTGCTGATTCAGAAAATGCTATAATGTTACGTTCTACAACACTCCATTTTGTATTAACACGATATATATGATTGGTGTTTTTATGTCCATCGATACAAAAATGCACATGCAACTTTCCTATGTACATTGATGCAAGTTCGCCTAGCTGTTTCCACCACGCTGCGGTATTATATCCACCATTGGTACTATACTCACAATATGCGCCCTGACTAAGAAGGTATTCTGTCATGGCCAGACAATCAGGATTGGTAATAGGATCTCCAAGAACTCCGCAAAACTTAAATTCTACTCCATTGTAATCTGCAGGAGGAAAAATACGTTGCAAATCTTGCAACGTAAATGCGTTTATTTGCAACAATTCTTTGTTGAGTGTTCTTGCACACCCTGGGCAAGCTGCATTACAATCGCTGGTTATTTCTAGTTCAACTTTTTTAATCATATTAAATCCACCAACTCTGGAAAAGTTTCTACAAAGTCAGTGTTCCTTTTTTGATCCCACATTTCTATTGTTTTTTTAAAGTTACGGCGAAGGTTAGGATTATCATCTCGAATGTGTAGATAATCAAACAATCGATGATTTTTTTGTAGACGTTGTAGTTTGTTGTTTGCAACGTCTATTTGTTGATCATTTAGTAGCACCGGAGTATATGCAGTTGGACCGTGCCATGGTAATAAAATCCAGTTGTTCATCTCAATGCCGTTGTCAATATACCATTGTTCTAGTGTATCTATAGTCAGTGCATTAAACAAGCTATAACTTGTTTGTACGTGTACTTTTGCAACTTGTTTTATTCTGTTGTAGTTTTTTAACCATTTTTCTTCTACCAACGGATATCTAATGTATGTACCACGCTTGCCAAAATGATCATGACTGAATGTAATGTCAAAGTTTGTAAACTTGGATAGGTAATCATTTACAATGTCTTTGCCTTTGTATGTACTCACGCTGCCATTTGTGTGAGATGTGATGTGTATGTCAAATATTTTATTGTCAATCAGTACATCAAATAGTTTGTAATACTGTTCTTGCATAAATGGCTCGCCGCCGTTACAATGTATTGATTGTATTGTATCTGCATGTTCTAAAATATATTCAATGATAGGATCTATATCGTTATTCCATTCACCGGATATATCAGTATGCCGTATATCCAAATCTCTTTGTATTTCTATGTCAGTATAGTTTTTTGCCCATGTACTACTGAGTTCAGATTCACATCCTAAACACGCAAAGTTACAGTTATTACTTACAAGTAAATCAACAAAGATAGGTTTTTGATCTGTTAAGTCAGCACTCATTACTTGTTTACTATGATGCATTGCCTTGTATGCATTTTCATTTGAAAACATTTGTACATTGTGTATGCTGCCAGTTTGATTGTAAAAACTACTACACGACTGGCAGTTATTTTTAGGATAGTTTCCTTCTAAAAAATCCTGACGAGTGAGTTTTGCAGATTTGCTGTTGTACACATTTTCAATAGAACTGTATTTATAGTTTCCAAAACTACTAGTAGCTGCACAACACGGTTTTACAATACCATCTCTTCCAAAATATATTTGGTTAAATGGTGCATAACAAAATGTTTTGTCTTTCCAGTACGGTGTCATTTGAACTGCTCTGCAAATGGATCAAACTCTTTGCCGCATTTCATACTGCATACTTTTAGTTTTCCATCGGCTATACTTTGTTTGTCCCAACTGTCTTGTATACTATCAAAAATGCCTGTATCAAACACTGCACGTAGCCCGTGTGTTTTAGCACTGATTGCATCTTTGCCGCCAGCTGCATCAATAAAATCCCATACTTGTTCTTGCTTAGGGTCACTGTGCCACCATTTGTACATACGCCCAGCTGTCCAGCAACATGGCATAGCAAGCCCTTCGGCTGTGATAAACAAGTTGCCTTCGTCTTTGACTTTACAATGTATGACAGCACGATCATAATAAGTGTCCATGCTGCCATGCTTTTCTTTTACTTTGTCGTATGCTTCAAGTGCCTTGTTTAAATATTTGGCATCTGGCTTTTTAAGTTCGGCAGTTTGTTCACCTTTACGGTTTACTGCCTGATGCGATTCTTTCTTTTCGCTTTGTGCTGTTACAAATCTACCAGTTTTCTTTTTGATAAATCTTTCACAGCCCCACAAGTTAGCAAGTGCTTCTGCTTCTTCAACTTGATGTTGGTTGTGTTCAAATATTAAAAAGTCCCAACGTGCTCTGCCTCCAGCGTCTATAAACGCTTGCATGTTACGTTCTACATTATCCCAAACAACACCCTGACGATACAAATGATTAGTGTCACGTAACCCATCTACACTAAAGATAACTGCACCCATGCGTCCAAAAACACCAGCAAGTTCTTGCCACCACTCTGCACTCTTTGCGCCGGCGTTGGTATTCATACTCAACCACATTTTGCTGTTGTGTTCTCTAAAGTATTTGAATATTTCTAATGTATCTCGTGCAACAATCGGATCACCCAAGTTACCACACATATACATTGTGTTTAGTTGTGCAATAAACTCCGGTTCAAAAATACGTTTACAATCATCCAATGTTAGTTCGCTTAAATCAATGTGCGGATTTAATGCTCCGCCGTTCTGATTGCGATCACACATAGGACAACTGGCTTGACAGTTTTGCGTATTTTCCAAGTGTATGGTTTTAATATTTTCATATTTGTACATTATTGTCAATCCAGTTTTTAAAATGTTTAAATATTTTTTTATGTGTTTCTATTGGCAAATGATTATACAATCCATCTGATTGCTGTTCTTGGCTTGGATATAAAGTCTCCATGACTTTAGAAAAAATATGCATATTAGGACCTAATATAAATTCTTCTTTACCCCAAGGATGACAATCATTGAAACAATATACAATAAGAACTTTTTTAAATTTAGGAGCAACTAAGTTTAACATTCCCAAAACTTTTTGATGTTCTATTTTGGCCCAGCTGTCTTTGCGATTTTTTATTGTTTGTTTGGCAAAATCTTTATGGTTATGGTATTTTCTTTTTAGCTCGATTACCTCTTTTACTTCTAGAAGCCATTTATTAAATACAATGTCTACTGAAAGAAATTGATGACTAGGACTTTTCCAAAATTTCCAGTTTTGTCTAGTTATGTTAGAAACAAAAAATATCAATGATATGTTACTAGTATCAGTATCATCCGGAATATTAACTAACTGTTCTAAAGACCAATCAGGACCTGTACCCTGTAAGGAATAGTTAACTACATTGTACTTTTTTTCTAACATTCTAGGCCAGGTTCTTACAGCTCCCGGTTCCGGATGTCTATAAGAATAACTATCGCCAAATATCCAAACTGTTTCAGTCATCTAATATCAACTTTACATCTTTACCAGGGCCAGAATTACTAGGTAGGTCGCCATACTCGTCAATGTACCAGACAATGACAGCCTTATACCAGTTTTGACTGTTGTGGTGTGCTTGCTTGTTAAACTGCCAAATATTATTATTTGTAGCTTGTATTGTACTAAGAGCTCTTGCACTTTCTTTTTGAAGTTCTCTTACACTTAGTTCACTTATATCCAATTCTCATAAACCTTTTGTATTGCGGTAGTTCTAGTTCTCCGCTGTATAACTCTTCACCTAGTGGTACTTGTTTTGCAAAACTTTCAAGAGTTTCGTGACAGTTGACATGTTCTTTGATTTTAAAATAGTTGTTACTTTGCATTATTACTAGACTTCCGAATGTTATGTTATTGTACCAACTATCAAAGTTATTTATATGTTCACAGCTTGTGTTGATAACTGTATCTGGAACTGTCCACAATCTCTGAGTTGTTCCATCAGTTTTGTTTACATCATATATATGTTCATCAAACCGTATTTCGTGTATGTCTTCGGTACTAGCTTTAAACTTCCATTTTTCCTCTACCCACTTTTTATTAAATATTTCTGCTATTTTCCAAACATTTGGATCAACATCAAAACTTCGGATATTTTCTATTTTTATTCCGCTTTCAAACAACATAGTAGCAAGAGTAGCATACCATCCTGCACAAAGAAATACTTTACCTAGTTCTACATTACAGTTTTTAAGTTCATTTATTAACCAAAGTTTACTTTGTAGCTGACCTCTACTAAAACAATCTTCGTCTATTTCAATATTATTAGTTTGAAAGTTTTTAAATGCATCAACAAAATAGGTGCTGTCTCTATCTTTTAAGAGTCTAAATACACTCCATATATTATCATCCATTACAGCTTTTCTTAAATCTTCGTTTCCAACCAATCTAAAAATACTATGCATATTATCTTCAAGAACTGCTTTTCTTAAATCTTCGTTTCCCGGAAGCAATCTAAATAAACTATGTATATTTTGTTCTAATACTGCTTTACGCAAGTCTTCAATGTCGCCGACAGCTCGTGTATTGTCTATACATCGAAAAATACTGTAAATATTTTTTGTTAAAATAGCACTACGCAGATCATCATTAGGCGTAAACTCTAATATAGAACTCAAATCGGAATCAATATATGCACGGCGTAAGTTTTTAAAATATTCATCTTGTGGATTTAATATTTCAAATCTATCTAATATCTTATGTATTTCCATTAAATTTTTCCTTTAACCAATCAAAGTCATTAATATTTTTTAATGCTTCAACATTGCCTTTGTTTCTAGTACCATATGCTGTTCCTGCCTTTGCTCCTTGCAGAGCATCTTCTCCAAACGGAGTATCGGGTATCATATGTATACACCAAGTCCTTAAACGTTCATTAGTTTCCTTACTCTTTTGCCTATCAATGACTTTACTTGATAACTTTGCACATTCTCTAAATGCACTTTTCCACGCATTAAAAGGATCTGTATTAAATGCTGTGATATTCGAAACCTTTGGCATAGCTACAAACTTATCACTAATACTTGTAGTCATGTCAGGTTTGCTAGTGTCCATATTAAGTGTTTCGAGTCTCGGAAATAACTTAATGCCACCATATCCGTAAACCAATCCATTTACTGGATTTTTACTGCGCCATACATGTACGTGATTATACTGCCAAGCAGGAACTTGCCAATCAAAATTAAAATCATCAACAACTACGGCATCACCATCAACTATATAAAACATAGGTGTATCACATGCTTTTGCTGCTTCAATATGTGCTTGATGTATTCCTTTAACTCCGTGTACTCTGTGTATTACTCTGTCTGGAAATCTAGTTTTTAAATTTTCAAAGTTTTCATCTGCATTTGGTTCTTGATAACTAATAAAAACTATATCATACAACACAGGTATACTAGCTGCAATATCATGTTCTTTTTTATTAGCAATAAATCTAAATAGCCATTCACGTTCGCTAATTTTAGAATGTTTACTACAAAGTATAACTCCGTCATGGAACTTACCATTTAAAAACATATGATTTATTTTTCTATCAAATACATTGTCATGTGGAAAATATTGATCAAAGTTAAAATCGTTAGATACAATGACACTAGACGGAACAACATAAAACATTTCTGTACCACTAGTCTCTAATGCTGACAAATATTCTTCATAGGTATCAACTTTATTAAAAACATTATATTTTGTAGGACCACTTGCAACAATATCGTGTTCAATTTTATTAACTATAAATCTGTGCTCAACTTCTTTTTTAGATAACTCAGATTTTTTACTACAAAGGAATAATCCATTATATAACTCTTTGTCATCAACTTGATGCACAAATGCATGATTTTGCGAAAGTATTTGTACTTCATGATGTGGAATATAATAGTTGTTAACAAACTCTGTATCGATACCAATATTAGTAGTACTCATCCAAAACATATCTGTTTCACTAGTTTCTAATGCAGACAAATAATCTGCATATGTATCAATGTTAAAAATATCATACGCACAAGGTCTGCTTGCTTGTATATCAACTTCTTTTTTATTAACAAAAAATCGATGTTGTAACTCTTTAACTGACACTTCAGAAGACTTTGGTATTAGACAGACTCCATCATAATATTCATTGTTTTTGAATACATGTATGTACTCTGTACTCCATGCATCTGGCTCGTAATCAAAGTTAAAGTCATTGTTTATTATAATGTCGGGCCAAACTACCCAAAACATTTTTGTTATACAAATACGCTTTGCATCATCTAGTGTGTTTGCATGTTTTAAAAGCGGAAATCGTTGTTTTGCAGACTTCCACTGTTTGTTTTTTTCGCCAATAAAGATTATATCATACATACTACTAGTTATAACATATTTTAATCAACAAGTCAAGAACAGAATGTGATAAATACTAGAGAAGAGGAACCAACAAAAATGACCGATTTTATACCAGGTGAAGCATACCGACTAGATATTATTACAGCAGACGAGACAGTGATTGTCGACAGCTGGCAGGGACAGATTAAAGCAAGTGTTGTTGATATCAATGGTATTATACTAGTCGATGTTGATACTGGAAAATTATACGGTACGTTAGTTGGTACAATTGAAGACGCTAATGGCAGCACTGTTTTATCCTCGGCGGGCGATCTAACTGGTAGTGTTACTGGTAGTGTATACGACAACGACGGTGCTTTAGCATTTGATGGCGAAACTGGAACGGTTATTGCTAATGTTGTTGGCAATGTTGTAGATAGCGAAGGCGATATTATTGTTAATACCGGAGCAAGATCTATTATAGCAGATAGTATTACTGGCTCATTTTATGGTGACTTAACAGGTAGTATCACAGCAGATAGTGTAATATACGGTACATTCAATGGCGACTTTAATGGTACAAGTTATGGAGACTTTTTTGGTGATACTACAGGTACACACACAGGCGATGTAGTAGGTGATGTAATAGGCGATGTAACAGGTAATGTCACAGGCAATCTTACCGGCGAACTACTTGCTATCCAGCCAGGCGATGATATTGCTACACGTCTTACCGGACATAACAACACTGGCGGATACAATCAGTGGGAGTTTTACGGTGGACTTGCACACCCAGTATATCCTGCAGAAGATGCAGTTGCACGTGGTCCTATAGTAAATATTGGTGCAACTAGAGCTGACACAGAAGTAAGAGCTAACTTGAATCATTATGATGGTACACCTGTAATGAGATTGTCTCTGGAAAGCTCGCCAACTCACAAAGCAGACTTTATAGGAAGACTTGTTGGCGCAGTTGCATATGACACACAAGGCGATGACGGCATTACTAATATCATATCTGGCGGAAGCAATGGTACACTTATTAGTGGTGTAAATGATAAAATAAATATTGGTAGCGAAGAAGATGAAGTGAATATTATTGCTGATAGTCTAACTATACAAACGGATTCAATAGACTCACTTTCGCATAGAGGATCAAATAATAACAAAACATCTCTACTAAACAATGACGAACTTTTAAGTATCGAAAGCTGGGGATACAACGGAACTGAATACAAACGAGGCGGAATGTTTGGTTTTAAAGTTGATGGTACACCTGATGCAAACGGAAATACCATACCAACAGGGTTTGGTGTTCAGCTGAGTACAGCAGCTAATACACACGTCACAAATACAGCAAACAGACTAGAGTTTAATAACAAAGGTGTATTAGAAGTTCCAGTATTTAAAGCAAGAGGCACTACATTTGCTGACAGAGATAGTATGGCAGCAGAAGCAGGCATGATATTATTTAACACTAGTAACAACAAATTTCAGGGATATGACGGAACATCTTGGGTTGACTTACACTAAAAAATATGCTATACTAACATCATAATAAAGTTTCTTTAAAGGAGTTTAAAATATGTTGTTTGAATGGAATCACTTGAAAAAAGCAAACGCCAACTATTTTACTCATTGTTTTATTGCAATATGTTATAGTTTTCTAGGACTTGGTGTTTTTGTAATGGGTATCCTACATGCATTTTTTCCATTTATGTTTGGATTTACACCTTACAAACTTGCTAAGAAAATAACCGACGGTACTGAAAAAAACTTTCCTGCTTGTATAAAAGAGGAATAAATGAAGATATTCATAGATGGTGAACAAATATCTCAACAGTGGATCAGTGACTATACGTTAAGTAGTCCTGTAGATTGCTATAGTGATAAACCTGACTGGGAACAAAATGTACTAAAACTTTTGCACAACTGGTATTCACAAAGTGGGTATAGCTATGGTCATAGAGGCGACAAGTTTGTTAATCTCAGCACTAGTGGCACTACTGGGTTTCCACAGCACATTGGGCATACTAAAGAAACTATAGAACAAGTTGTAGATGCAAATATTAAAACATTAGGGCTAGATAAAAATAGTAAAATATTAAGTTACTATTCGCCGCGTGGTATTGCGTTCAGTGTGCTAAGTGTGTATCTTGCATTAAAACTAGATTGCGAACTATACATCGAAACATTCAAAGGCATTGACTATGTAAATCGTGTACACGAAATACGGCCAACTCATACACTACTATTACCCAATGTTTGGAAAACATTACACAAACACGACAAATGGAAAACATTGGATTATAGTAGTTTGCAAACTGTTATTACAGGCAGTGATTTTACACCAACCGGAATGTTAGACGAACTACGTGAACACAATCCAGACAAAGTATACAACGTATATGGTAGTACCGAAGTGCCACCTATTGTATTGTACAGTGAAGAAGAAAATACATATACAATAGACAGCATTGTTCCTGGAGCAGAATTAGATATTGTAAATGGACAGATTGCTTGTAAATGGAGTAGTCAACCCAATATATGGATTAGTGGAGATTGCGTAGATGGCGACAGAAATCGGTTTACATTATACGGACGTAAACACAACATGTTCAAACAAAATACTGTTAGAGTATATCCTGAACAAGTAGAAAAAGCTGCGGTTGCAGCAGGAGCAGAACTTGCACTGTGTCAACAAGTAGGAAATCATTGTATATTATACTATACCGGCGATATAGAAGATATAAAAACATTTAATGATAATCACAAATACATTCCACGATTTAGACTACGAGCAGTAAATAATATCGAGATAGACGATAATCTAAAAAAGATTATAAGGACACAAAAGTTTGTATAAACTAGAGAAATATAGCAACCAAGATCTTACACAGTTTTACAAAGATGCAGAAGCTAAAGGATTCTATAATAATAGCAGCAAAGAAATGCTGCTTGATTATATTGAAAAATACAACGATACCCAAATGTTTTTATTGTACTGGAATGACAGAGTTGTTGGTACAAGTGTATGTCACAGTTTAAAAGAACTTGGAATATTAGGCAAAAACGCATATCGTATCAGCGCCAGGACTTGTATAATCAATGACTACATAGGCGGCACAAGGGCACACAGTGTACACAACTACCGACACTCCCCTATGAACCACTGGACTAGCCAAATGCTTACACCTGTTTGTATGTACGCTGTAGGGCTGGACAAGCCGCAATATATTAGTACTAACACCAATGAAGTAGGAAGTCAAAGTAAAGTACACCGAATTTGGTCTAAAATTATGCACGATCAAGGATATTTAAAAGATCCAATCGAACTAGAATACAAAGGATCTTTTCAAACATTCTGGCGTGTTGATGTAGAGTTTTATTTGAAGAAACTTAATGAAAACATTTGGCCTGAGACCAAAGAAGCCTTAGATATATTTCTTACATAGATCAAAAAAGTCTGTCATTTCTGGAAACACTTGTTCGTGATCGACATTACGTCTACGTCCTTGCTCTTCAAAAAAGTTGTGGAAATCTCTGCGTCCTTGAATAACTTTATCTAATGGGTATTCTGTAGACTCCATATAATCAACTACACGACGAAACTTTTCATATTCAATAGTACTAAATGCATCTTTACGATTGTCATCTGTATTTTCTTTTATAAACTGCAAATGATCGTGCATGTAACTCATGTAGTTTTTAGGCAAGATATTAATATCATACTGTAACGGTTCTTTGAGATGCGGAGTATCAAACCCTAGTCGTTGCCATCTGTGTGTTTCTACATCATTATATTTTTTACGCCATTCAAGAATCTTTTCAAGCAATGTACGGAATGTAGTGACACTGAAAATATTAAATGTAATCATAATAACCATTGGTGCTTCACAGTTGCGCATAAAGTAATCCAAGTTGCGTTCGAACACTTCAATGTCTAGCCCATCACGGATATACTCTGCACGTTTGCCCCAAGTGTCAATACTTGTAAACATTTTAAAACGTCTAATCTTGTTGTTTGTCAACAAGTCATTCACACGGTTTGTAAACTTTTCCAACTGCTTGGGCTTCCCGCCCAAGTTGCTGTTGCAGTTTAGTTCTAGTTCTGGCTTAGGGTCTGCATCCAACATATCAAACAGTTTGTATGTGCTTTGTTGTATTGTAGGCTCACCGCCTGTGATACGTAGGATATGCAGTTCTTTACTAAGCTCGGGCCACCATTTCCAAAATGCATCTAAATACGGATTGCTTTGTTCTTCAAAGATTTCAAACCAGTCAATATCACATCTGTGATTTTTTACGTTTGTGTAAGGCCCGTGTTGCTTGATTTCTTGGTGGTAACGACTACTAGCCTTTGGATGACAATAACCGCAACGGAAGTTGCACTCATTACCAAAGCTAACTTCCAAATATTCTGGATTAACATCAAACTCTGCGCCACCTTCTTTGACAGCTTTCAAGCGTTCTTTAAAGAAGATAGTTTGGTTGCGTTGTTTTCTATCGCTAACATAATCTTTGCCCATTGCTTCAATCTTCCAGCAATAGTTGCATCCACTAGGTTGCTCGCCTTTCATCATAGCAGCACGTTCTGCTTTTTTCTGTACTGTATTATGAATAGCACTTGGATTAGTTAGAAGTGGCGCTGCGTCGATCTTATGAGGAGCAGGATGATAACAACTATGTGTTTCGCCTGTCTGAAAATAGATGTTTGCATGATACCATTTTGCAAAACAAAACGTAGGAGATATTTCCTGCGTAATCTTATCGATACGCTTGATTTCTTCGCTTTCGCTGCGTTCCATTATTGCTCTCTATCTAAGAATTGTTTGCTGTTATCTCGTGCTGGATTTTGATATACTGTTTTAAAGAATAGACTTTGATTTCCATCAAGTGGTTCGGCAGCAATGGGCAACTCGAGTTCATCTATTAATGAATATCCAAGCCCAACAGTTTCTATTTCCATTTGATCTTCATCCATGTCTTTAGTATCCCAATACTCATTAAGCCACTCAAAATCACGTACATTTACAAAGTCCCAATCTGTACACATTGTTTTGTACAAGCCTTCCCGTGCGCCGTATATTGCCCAACGTCCGTTTTCTACATCTGCGCCTACCATCAGCCAGATATACAACCGATGCAAGTTCTTCCAATGATTTTTATAGAAGTCCTCTACACTAACACGCATGCCTTGATCAAGTGCCATTTTAACACCTTCTCTAAATCCAGCACGCCATGCCTGATGAGGTGTAGCATTATTCATAATAGTACTGTATGTACCATTCATTTGTATGTACTGTGTATCCCAACAGAAATCTACTTGTGCATGTGGGTTATCATCTGGCGCATTTTCGTGTGTACGCATGTTTAATACATGTTGTTTAGGCCAGCACTTGATGCCGCCGTTTCCGTATGTAAGATTATTAATAGTGTTAAGTGCAGTCCAACTAATAACTTTATTAGTCAAGTCAGTGTTTTCATCAAAGTCCATTGTTTGAGACAAAAACTTTTCATCAATAATATTATCGCCGTCTATTGTAATAAACCTATCAGTAGTTGATTTGTTAGCGGCTGCTTTGTGTGCGCTGTCACTGCCTTTGACACCGTGTACACGTTCAGCCCATGGAACTTTCTTACACAAATCTGCATAGTTTTGTTCTGCATTTGGCTCGTCGTAGCTTAGATATATAATGTCACAATCTATAACTCTAAAAGTATTAGCCATTTATTTCCTCATAATGATATGTATCGAACCTACGCATAGTATATACGGAAACTTCCTCATTGTCAAACTCAAAATCATTTTCAAATGCAACTTCGTTGGAATCAGCAAATCTTATCAATCTGTATAGTACATTAGGGTCATCTTTTTTGGTTATACTAAAATAATAGTTTGAAAGATTTACGTTAACGTTTTTGTCTTTGAGATCTAATAAAAAATCAGAGTCTGCTGATATTCTCCAGACATTTTTTGTATTATCTTTTGAAAGGATTATCTGCGGGTTGTTTGGAATAGTTGCAGGGATTTGATATAAAAAACTCCACATTAGTTTATCTTCATCAACTTGTGTTTGATTTTTAATATGATAAGTTTTATCAATAAAATCATATTCAACTTTATAGTCTAATAAACTCCAATGCCCTTCAATAAACTTTTTAACGTCTTCAAAATTGCATTCAATAAACTCGAATCTATCATCAGATTCTTTTGATATCTTATAGATGTTTCCATCATCATCAAAACATACAAATCTTTTCATATTATATTCCCAAACACTTTTCGTATTTTTTCATTAGATTAATATTTAAGAAATCTTTTTCAGTATAATGAAAAATACCCGACTGTTGATGATTTCCTATTTTTAGCCTCATGTCGCTATCAAAATAAACTCCAACTCTATCTTGCCAACGATATGCAAAGTTAACATCCCAACCTTGTATCTTTGGTTTCATATGTGTAAACGTAGGATTTTTAACTTTGCTATTTGTAATCAAATGTTCAATGTCCATTGTTTTACAAGCAACTGCTGCACTAACATCCATGCTTGGCCGCAATGCAAACTTTTTGCCGTTGCCTGCGGATTTATAAAACTGTTGCCAGTTATTTGTTATCATTTCAAGCCAAGTATAAAACTCGTGTGCTAAATCTGATTTCTTAAACCAATGGAACCCACTATACAAGTTTGGAAGATTGTGTGTTTTGAATGCCTTGCGGTAATAGTTGTCATCTACTAGTTCTCCGCGATATGTATAAACATTACTAGTATAAAATAAATCATAGTTTCTTAAAAAATCAAACCAACTGCTAATATCTTCAAGTATTAACATATCTGTGTCTATTACCACAGTTTCATTATAAGGAATAGCATGATATATTTTCCAACGATTACTGATTTTCCAATCTTCGTCTTTGGCGTGATCTCCCCACGGTATTTCTACAATATGATCAAACAAATGTTTGTATTTTGTAGGCACACTTTCATTGGTAATAAGACAAATACTAACATCTTTGTTTGTAGCATGAATACTCATTGCTGCTAAACATGCTTGTCTAACATAATCAAAATCACTATTTTGTGCCAACATTGTAAAGTTATTGGTCAATAATTCTCTCCAAACTAAACTTGTTCATCACATGACAGTTACTGCCTTTGAGATTTACACCAGTATATTCTCCAAGTCTTTTATTTTTTTGTACTAATATTTTTATTTCATCGTCTTTGATATCAACAGCTACATCTTTATCTGTTGCATAAAACTTGGTACCTGGCAAACTTCCAACAAAGTTTCCTTTTTGATATCCATTCATAATATGTACTGCAATACTAAAAGCAAAATCGTTTCTATATACACTTGTTTTAAACTGATACATATTACGATAATGTATATAGTTTTCTTCAATATGTTTGATTAAGTTAAAGAATATTTTATTTTCTTCTGTTTTTCTAAAAAAGAAAACAGTAGCCCAATAAAAATCAATACTAGTATCACTTACTTTTTCAAACTCAGGTACTATTGTATGCATACCAATATGTGTAGCATCTTTGTATAGCAAAAGATTCTTTTGCTGTACAAAGCAATTATTTAATAAATCATTGCTAATAATATAATCAGTATCCATTACAATAGTAGAATCATAAGGAGTTAAATCATATGCCGATGCTCTGTTTTTATTATTAAACTTTAATGTTTTATCACTAAAATCGCCATCAGCATATCTTTTATTAGTACTATTTTTGTTCATATCATTGGAATGAATAATATAATCAAATACATCAACATCATTTGGATACATAGATTCAATATCTGTATCTGTAACAATCGAAGTGGGCAAGTCCATATACTTGCTTATGCGTTTAGCAAGGAAAATAGCTTGCTTTACATAATCAATCGATTTATTATTACTTGCAAATAACAGTACACCTTTTGTCATAGATCCATAATACTTTCAACTGTTCTATTTGTTTTTAACTTGTTGTATTCTGTTAAGTATTTGTTTGTTGATTGCCAATACACATTTACAAGTTCATTAGCAAAATCTTGTAATGCTTCTATTTCAATGGGTATACTACTATCATCAACTAAAATTGTTTCAGTCTGATGTAGTGCTAATAAACTTTGACAAAAACTTATAAGATCTTTAGTTACCGAAAACTGGCCGCCATTAAAATAATAAACAAGATTCTCGTGGTACTGTTCTTTTAGCAATCTTTTTTGATTATTTAATGTAATCATATAGTTGCTAAAATCTAATGCTTTTTCTAAGCGTTCGTCCATAAATATCTCCTACTTGTAATAGTAGTATATATCCATTAGACTAGTTTGTCAAGTTAAAAATCGGAATCTTTTGTTCCAGTTGGTGTAGGCAATGCAATAGCATTGTACGTAGTACTATCCCAGACAAAATCACTGCTTGGAGTATAAGTGTATACTGTGCTGTTGATTGTTGCTGTAACACTTTCGTCTACTAACTGGCCAGCTGGGCCGCCCGGTTCTGCTTGGCCGCCTGTTCCTGTATCGCCGTCGTCTAGTTCTATTTTAAACTTTAGCTGTGTTGCAGTATTAAATGATGTATTAGTACTTGCATAAATTCTAAAAAAGTTATCGTCATAAATCTGTGCTACAGGTACATCTCCCGGATTACCGCCTGCTCTGCCGCCACCTTGTTTTTCAAAAATCTTTGTAGTTGGGGCGCCAGTTGCAATAGTTGCATTACTAAATCCAGTTCCTGTACCTGTTACAGAATCACAACGCCAGGTATTTTGATTTACTCTACCAAATCGTATCTGTCCAGCATCGTTTAATACTTGAGCCCAATCCCAATCTTTTGTGTATTGGGTTGCTGTTGTGCCGCCAGTAGCATTTGCTGCAAAACGTATTTCGCCGCCTGCTGCTAAAAAATACAAAAAGTTTTGATGAGATCCAAAGTTAACTGTAACTTCGTGTGATATAACTTTAACTGCATCAGAGGATCCTCCAAAACTTGTAACACGAGAACTAGATGTACTTGCTCCTCCTGATGTTTCTAAAGGATTTGGACCATCAAAACTACTAGTTGGAAAATCTGTCGATGTATGATTAAATGCTAAAATAGTATTTGCAGTAGTAGTTAAGTCAGTGATGTGTTGTTCAGCTATCTGATCAACACCTTGTTCAAAATCAGTAGGATCAATGTCAGTTGCTAATGCGCCAGTTTGATGAACATGTGCAGATTGTATATCTAACCACAAATCAAAATATTGTTGTTCGGTTACTGTGTCACTTACTCCTGGAGTATTGCCGCCGACAACTATACTACTACTAAAATTTCTACCATAACCGCTTGTACTTGTTAACGGTGTTGTCAAAGATCCGTAGTCTGTCCAGACAGATTGATCGCCTACACGACCAGCAATTGATTCTCTAATATTATTATAGTTAATAGCTGTTATCTGTGGCATCTATATTCCTTTTTTATAATGTAACACACTTTACATTGTATGTCAATCATAAATCACTTGTTTTTGCGTAAGACGGAGCTGGCGAGTTTACATACGAACCTGATGCTCGTATATGCGAAACCGAACTAGTAAGAACTCCTGCTACATATTCGTCGGCGCCGCCGGTGCCTGTATCTAAATCATTAAACACAATATTAAAAGTAATATCTGTATTGTTTGATTCTTTTTTTGCTTGAATATAATACTCGTTGTCTGAATATCCACCTGCAATACTACCTGTTTTTCTATATATAGTTTGATACGAGGTTGTTAAATCTTCATTGCCAATAGCATAGGAAGTACCAGATGGCTTTGTATTGGTAGTTACTGTTCGTCCAAACTTTATCTGGCCAGCATTAAATATAATATCATACCAGTCTTGATTTTTTTGCAAGTTAGTATCTGCTGGAACATCATCGATATTAATCGATGAATCAAATCTAATTTCGCCGCCGGCGTTAAAAAAACATCTACGAGCAGCGATTGAGGAAAATGATATTTTAACAGTATGATTAACTGCCTGAGGCATAGATGTTCCGCCCCATGGCGATGTAGCACCATTTCTTACACTATTAACGCCGCCTGATTCTATGTCAGCTTGGTTACCGTTTAAAATAAATCTATCGTCCTCAAGTTCAACTATTAATATTTCGTATGCATTAAACAACGCATCTGCAATCTCTGCAGAAGTAGTAACTGTGTTAATAGTAACCGGTGCTGTATTATTAATGTGTACATACACCTTTTCAAAGTCAGTGAACAAGTTATTCATATCAGAAACTAATACTTCATTACCTTCAGCAACTGGATTACTCGATACAGTATTATTGTATCCTTTATCACCGGACCCAACTCCTAATAATGCTGAAATTTTTCCTTGTAGTTCGTTGTACCTTGATTGTGAGATAATGTCGCCGACTGCCATAACTTTTCCTTTTTAGTATTTACACTTTTAAAACGCACTCAACCAACTTTTCTGAAGGATCGTCGCTTGATTCTAATGCAATACCAACTAATGCTTTGGTAGCAGTTTGAGAAGCAACTCCGTCTTCCCATGCATACAATGCCATTCCTTTTTGAACTACACCTGTGCATCTTACTGGTACACGACCTTTTAATGCAATAGCTTGTCCGTTAATTTCTGAGTTCATTAAATAAGCTGGATTTTCACTAATGACACCAATTGCAAAATCACTAGACTTTGCAGGTCTAGTTTCTGCACTAATATCACGTGCTTCTACAAACTTAGCACTAGATACTGCCATTACTGTTCCAACTGGATATGTTTCTTCTGTGGTATATTTTTCTGCAAGATCGGCATAACGAGCTTTAGTTGCGGTGCCATTAAATACTGTTGCAGTTAGATTTCCACTGCTATCTCTTGCAGCAATAGTATTTGCGCCAGCAGTGGTTGATGCACTACGTGCCGTGCCTCCTACATCAACTGCATTCGAAACTGTTGCAGTACCATTAAATGTAGTAGCATACACTGTATTAAACTTTTCAGTTGCACTACCGATATTATATATGTTTGTTGTTTCAGGAAAAATTCCTTTATCAACTGCTGCGTTTCTTATTGAAACAATCCCTGTAGCAGATCCGGCAGCTGGTGCAGTTAGTGCAAACAACATTTTATTACTTGCATTATTTTGATTTACAAATCTTGGAACTGTACCATCGCTTACATCTATTTTTAGATCATTACTGGCGCCAACTGTAAATCCAGCATCACCTAATGCTAATGCATCTGTTGTTTTTAAATAATCACTAGCTAAGAATCCACCTAACCGCAATGCATCATTTGCCGATCCCCAAATAATTGGTTCGTTATTAGCACCTGTTACAGGTTGATCCAAACTATTTTTTGTAATACCTGTGGCACTATTAACTAATGTAATACCTTTTTTGATTAAACTAAATCCTGTTAACGATGGAACACCGGCGGCTTGCACACCGTTTAATGTAAACTCTTCTCCAGAGATTACATATAAACTAACATCATTTATTAGAGCAACAATAATAGTTTTTTCAACCGCTGGAACTGAGTTATCATTAACACTAACACTAAGCATTTGTGTTGTTCCACTGCCTGCACTCTGAGGTCCTACTAAAATGAACTCTCCGGCTGCTGTTTTACCATACAACTGATTACTTGTACTACTCCACCATAAATCGCCTTCGTCTAGTCCTGCTGGTTCAGAACTTGATACTTCGGTGCCGCCTGCTGTTTTCCATGCACTACCGGTATAAAACTTTAGTTTAGTAGTTCCTGCATCATACCATACTTGTCCATCAATAGCTTTAGCAGGTGCAGTAGTTCCTCTAAAGTTTTCTAATAAATGAACTATGTTTTCGTTTTGTGCTTCGCCAAAACCACTATAGTTTTTACCAATAAGTTTTAGATCAGTTGTTTGATCTATTGTGCCGTCTTCAACGACTGTTATTTGTGTACCGTTATATCTATTTACAATATAGGCCATTGTTGCTCCTCGTGCTTAGTGCTCTTATGTTATTTATCGTTAAAGTGCCGATGCTGCTATTGTACTTCCATTAACGTCCCATATGCCGCCGTTTACTTGCATAGTTATTATCAATCTATTTGCTGTTAGATTAACTGTTGCTGTAGGAGCATTGATTGTAAAGTCACCTATAACATTAACGTTTTGTGTACCAGCACTATCAACTGCTGTTAAAGATTTTACAACACCACTATTAACATCAATAGGATCTGATGAAGCTGTATAATAGTATGCATGTATTTTTGCAGTTTTTCCTTGAGTGTCAAACGGTGCTGCGGGTATTGGAGATATTTCTGTTAATAGTACAGCAATATTAGTAAGCAATCCGTCATCTGCAAAAGTGTCACCATATGTTCCTGTTGCATAGGTACTACCTAATCCAGTAACATCTACTCCCATAACTATTGTTGATGATGCTAGTTCGTCATCAACATATCTTTTAACTACTACATCTTGATCAGCACCTTCTGTTAATAATGCATTGTCGGCTTTACGGCGTGGACTTACCGGAGTTTCTACATTTGTTATTTTTACTTTGTTTATTAAGTTTATACTACCAGTTGATGCAAACTCTAAGTTACTAGTTGTTGTAATGCGATCTTCAGTGAAGGTCATTGTATCACTTTGTAGGTTGTTTCCTACTACTAATGTATTAAGCTGACCTATTCCTGTTAGACTACTGTTCACAACCGTTGATCCTAACGTATCTAAAGACAATACATTTGTATTATCAATAGCATAGTTGTTTAACTCGTTGTCAATATTAATACTATGACTACTTGTCCAACTGTTAGTTGCATTTAACCAAGTCCAGCGTTTGTCGTCGCCTTGGACTCTTATAACAATGCCGCCGTCATCTGCTTCGCTGTCAGTTGCTAATGTACTATCGTCTTTTATTGCAAGTTCAATTTGATGGTCTTCAACTCTAAGAGTAGCAATATCTAAACTTACCGAGTTTCCTTCAATTAACAAATCTCCAGTAACACGCAGATCTCCTGTAACATCTAACGTATATGCAGGATTTGTTTTAAATACACCAATCTTTTTAGTATCAGCGTCAAAATACATAGCAGTGTATGTGCCCGAAACATCTTTAAGATCTACTCGCATGTCAGCATCTTGAATATTATTCTGCCAGACAGTAGTTTGTCCACTTACTTTTATTGTAAGATCTGTATCAAGTCCAATACTTAATCCGTTATCGTTGGCTATTGCCAATCTACCTGTTGTAACATCGTCAACAACAGCACTTATAAAACTGTTTTGATCAAATACATTTCCAAGCTCGTCTACAATTTGACCAGCACTAGAGGCTTTTCCAAGGAATTCAAAATCAACAAACGCTGAGTTTATGTTTACACCTTGTTTTAAAGTAGTAAATCCTGTGATAGCCGGAAAAGGTGTAAAGGTTGTATTTTCTTTTGAAACAATTGCATATAAACTGCCATTTAGATACTTTTTAATAATCACTCTATTTTGACTTGTAGTATCTCTAATAGTTGCAATCTCATCGCCTGATTTAAGTTGGTTTTTTGTATATGCCGGTCCTACTAAAACAGTATTAGTACCGTTCCAAAATAATAGCTGATCCTTTGATGCATCGATCCATATGTCTCCAGGTATTAGTTCTGATGGCTGAGAACTGGCATATATTGTGCTATCGGTACTTCTAAATGTTGTACCATCATATATTTTTAATCTGCCTGTAGCAGTATCATACCAAAGTTGTCCTTTGAGTGGTTTTACCGGTGCTGTACTATTACTAAAGTTTTCCAGCATCTTAATAAAGTTTTCATTTATACTTTCGCCAAATCCTTGATAGTTTTTTCCTATTAGTGCAATATCTGCACTGGATATATCTAACCTACCATCAACTAGTTCTACTAGTAACGATCCGTCTGTTTTGTTTAGTTTGTAGGCCATTTATGATACTCCGTGATAGATAATAAAGTTAAGTGCAAGGAACGGATTTGTTATATTTAATGCATCGTTTGCTAAATCTACTACACCCCCTGATGTTCGCAGACGTGTTCCAGTTCCTGATATGTCACCGTCTCCTGGTACAACTTCCGATGCACTTGCTGTAGCAGTTGTAGTAGCATAGAACTGCTCCCCAGTACTACTTTTTAAATCGTGTTCGTGTTCGGGTAAGTTAGATGCTGCTATTGTAACTTCTTCACTACCTGCTACTCCGCCCATAACACCTACAGTTGACGATGTAATTCTATTAGACGATACTACTTGTCCTAATCCTGCAGGAGTTCTTCCTCGCATATCTGGTATTTTAAACAATGTATTAGGATCACTTGGTGTTCCATGATACCATGTTGTTGGATCTGCTGAAAGATATCCCAATACTGTTGCCAAAGCACCGTATGTTGTTAATGATTTTTCTGTTCCGTCTAATATAAACCATCCATCAGGTGCAATCAATCCACCGTACATGATTACTGTGCCAACTGGCATAGTATCGATAGAACCAATAATCTGTGCAGGCGTTGCTTTAACTAACGTTCCGCCTTGATTTAATAATACTTCATCTGTTGTTCTATTGATGCTCGATGCTGCTGATCTACTAGAAATAGCAGCTGATTGTATAGTAGATGTAAATGTTTTAGTAGAGCCGCCTGTCTGGCCGTCAAATACAAAACTAGTTGCACTAACATCTCCTGCTAGTGAAAAAGTAGTTACACTGTTGAGTTTTGCTGTACTACCAGCTGTACCGCTAACATTACCTGTTACATTACCTGTTAAGTTACCTGTTATACGATTAGCATGTAATGTATCGTAAGGTAATACTGATGAGCCTATAGAATAAACATTTGCAGTATCGGGCAATATGCTAGTAGTAGTAAGGCTTCCATCAACATCAAAGTTTCCAGTTACAGTTAGATTTCCTGTTATACTAGTATTTCCTGTTAATGCTGTAGTACCAGTTACTGATAGGTTGCCGGTAAGTTTTTGATTTCCAACTACGTCTAAACTTTCTGTTGGAGACAGGTTGTTGATGCCTACATTGGTGTTTCCTTTAACTCTGATTGGTATTGCAAAGTTGCCGTTGTTGTTAACTCTTAAATCTATCGGAGCACCTGGAACAGCGTTTTCAACAATGCTATTATTACCTTCAACTAACAAACTTAATGTTTTTGAAACACCAACTTCTAAGCCCTGATTGGTTTTTATTTGAAGTTTTTCTGTAAGTTGATTAACAATGTTGTTGCGCATAAATGTTGAACTTGGTATTGTTGCTCCACTAATAAGTAAGTTTTCTGCGTTAGTTGCAGTGCCATTAAACTTTGCTGCTGACAATGTTTGATTAAAGTTTGTTCCAACTTTTATCGGTGTTACACTATTAAATCCAGCAAATGATGTTTTGGGCGAAAACTCAACTCTACTTGTAATACTAACTGGTATATTTTCAATGTATACGACTACTACTGTTCTAGTTGTATCTGTAGTATCTACTAGCTCAACTGATTTAGCTCCAGTGGTGTTTCCATTGCTAAAATCAGGACCTACTAACAGCCACCCGCTGCCTGTATACAAATACAACTGACTAGTACTAGTATTAACCCAAAGATCGCCTTTGACACTGTTTGTACTATCAGGTTCTGAGGCATTCTTTTTTAAACCGCCGGCTGCAACCCAGTTTGTTCCGTCGTATATTTTTAACTGATCTATACTATCTGTAGTGTCATACCAGAGTTGTCCTTCAACTGGATTTAATGGTGGATTTGCATTTGCAAAGTTTTCTAATAACTTTAAAAAGTTTTCATTAATAGCAACACCATAATCTGATAATAGTCTACCTGGAAGTTTTAGACTAGTTTCTGTATTGATTGCGTTATCTTCAACAGTTATAATACCTTTATTAGATTGGTCAGTGAATGGAACTTCGTATGCCATTAAGTATTACCTCCTGAAAGACTTTGTACTCTTACAGTATAATCAATCTGTATTAATCTGTTGAGTGATTTTTGTACCGGATGGAAAATCACGTGAGTAAGAAGTCTTCCTGTTCCGCTTGCTGAATAACCTACTAAACCAAGTTCATCAAATACAAACTGTTGTTCTGTATTGGCCGCAGTATCAAATGCATCCTGTCCTTCTGGTTCGCCGTAGTCTAACAAACAACTTACAACAATATCAGTATAGTTTGTACCAGTAACGTGACGTGTTTCTATTTTGTTTCGTTGTGGATCAACATTGTTTACACTGCGATCGTCTACCACTTTTGCATATGTTTGATTGTACAAACTAGCATTTGTACCAGTACTGTTTGGCGTTAAGTATGTAATAATACCTGTTGGGTCAACACTAGTGCCACCGTTGCCAAATGCCATTTGATATATATAACCTGAACCGGCATTGCCGAGGCTTTCTGCAAGGCTAATACTCATATTTTCATAATGAATAGCATTGCGCTTGTTAACAAATACATGCCCACTTTCTGGATTGTGTATTTTTATGTGTCCTTCGAGGTGTACACCGCTTTGTTCGTTAATCATGTTTCCATTCCGTTCCTATAATGTATTTATCGGGGTAGCGATATTGTTTTGTCTGTTATAAATTTAGCTATTTGATTTGTACTATTTGCTAGGGATTTTCCTGTATCGTTCCATATTTTTCCTGTTCTGCGAACAACTTCAATGAATATTCCATCTGCAGGAGCATCAATATAATCTGCAAGTGTTAACACTGTGATTGTACTACCGTCGCCTGTTATTATATTTTCAATAGTATACTCTGGATCTATTGTTACATCTGCTTCAGGCGAATCTTGATCTACTGTTTTGTCAAATGTTACAATATTATCTTTGCGCAACCTAGTGCCGGCTAAAAATACATCAATCTCATTTACACTAGTTGGAATAAAATCAAGTATAAACTCTTTGGTACTAGAATCACCAATAAACATAGTTTTAGCTGTTTCGTCTTTATAAGGAATATTTTCTTCTATACCTTGTCCTTGTACTTTTGTTGCAACTGGATATTGCTCTTTTATACCTGTTCCTAGCGTTCCTCTTCTTATTTGTCTAAGTAGATTTCCGTCAACACTAAAGTATTCAATACGCTCTTTGTCAATCCAAACAACTCCCGGAGTGCCAAGTGCTTTATTTGGTTCTTGTATTCCTGTACTGTCAACTAACTGAATATTCGAATCATAATAGTTTAATGGTTGTTGCAACTTATACTCGTTATCTTTGTTTAAACGCTTGAAATGGAACCTGTTTAACATGTCTTTAAAAATACGATACCCAAACTTAGGATCGCTTGTTAATGCTGTAAACTGTAATACTTCAACTTTGTCATTTGATGTAACTTTGTTGTAAAGTTGAACACCAGATCCGCTTGCATCAAGTGAATAATCGTTTTGTGGAGAAAGTAATATTCCGTTTTTAAATACCCAAACATAGTTTGCACTCAATGCAGGTTTTTCAAGTTTGATAAATCCTCTACTCAGTAAGTTTTTATCAATATAAAACTGTGTTCCTGCTGGTGCTTGATTTGTATTCCAAACAATATCGTACGAGTTTCTTTCAAATCCGTTTATATCATGGTTACTGAATACATAGATATCAACTGTTTCCCAATCAGCAGGTGCTTCTGTTAGTGATAATACATCAGTTTCAATAAGTTTAATATCACCAATGATTGCCTTTGTGCTATCGTTTTCCCAACTTGCTACAATCTCTGGTGTATCATCAATACTTTTTAGCTGGAATAGTTCTCTAATATATCCTTGAAGTTCTATTGTTAACGTCGAACCCGATCTGCTAAACTTTTCAACACAAGCAATAACTGTAGTACTATCATCAGATAATTCAAAACTTATATCTTGTCCAACTGCTGGATCATTAACTTCTGAACCATTTTGTATTTGTACTGTTGTGTTTAAAAAGTAATATTCTGCATCTCTGATAATAAAGATTTCTAAAGTATCTCCAATCAATCCTACATTGTTGTTGAGAAGTTGTACTCTGCCATTTGCAGTGTCATAATAATAATCAAGTACATTGACAATAGAACCATTAATATATAATACAACGTCAGTGTTTCTAACTGCTGTTGTATCTTCAAACTGCCATCTATCAATGTCGTAAGCACGGTTGCTATCTATTGTATATTTTTTTCTATAACCTGCATTTAAGAATCTACCATCACCACGTTTTACTAAAATATTGTGCGATAAAGGTTTATCAATAACTGGTAGTGCAACATCATTTGTAAATCTATGAACTTTATTTGTACCATCGGTTACAAAAGTATTGTCGATTACCATTTGACTGTATTGATTTACGCTGCCGTCATATATTGTATATCCAATGATTTTTCCAGCAGTTACTTTGATAGGAAACTCTAGTTGGGCATTACCAGTATTTGATTCTGTAAGTCCGTAATCTGTTGTATCGTTTTGTAATACGCCATTTATTGTTACAAACGAACTCAATCCAGACTTCCATGTGATTGGCAGGTTGTATATAAACGTATCACCAGTAGAAACAATATTATCACTATCGATTAAATCTACACCGTTGGTTCCTATTGTGAGTATTGAAAGATTTTTTCCTTCGTCTAATGCTGTACTATCGTTTAAACTTATGAACTTATTTTCATAGTCGACATTTAAATCGTCATTATCAATAATGTCGCCGTCAACTTTTACAACCAATGTAGTGTTTGTTTGTGGAAAGTTGTCAAACTCCCATTCAATAGTTGTACCATCTGTGATATAGTTTCTAACACTAATAACACCCTGTCCGTCTGCACTTCTATTATAAACTTGTATGTCTACAGTATCAAGCACCTGTCCTGGTACTTGCTCTTCTGGACCACCACTGGTAGTTTCGGTAACAAAGCCATCACCATCAACTACAATATCGCCTGAATCGATTCCTTTAGCAGTTGTGTATTCAAAGTTTCCACCTTGTAAACTTACATCGTATGCAGTTGATTCTGGAGTAAAGCTACCATCGCTTGTTGATTTTCTAATGATCACAACATCGCCGTCTTTGGTTTCAACGACATCGCTGTCCAAGAATATGGTATTTGTAATATTATCGCCTTGCGGTGATACCATTTTTGCATTTGGATTAGCTGTTACACTACTTCCATCGTAAAACGGGTCGTCTATTCTTACATTATTAAGATATACATTGTATGTTACACCCGATTCCAATACACTGCTCAATGATATTATTTGAGTACTGCCATCTAATGTAATGATTTCATCTTCATAGTTAGTGTCAAACGTATCAAAATCAATACCATAAGCGTTTGCATCAAACCCAGTATTTTCGCCAAAGCCGATACTATCCATTTGAACGCCACCGTAGTCAACACCACTCATTAACTGACTTAGTTCTTTGCCCGGCATGTTTGTAGTAGGCTTGTAAAAGAAGTTTATTCTATCTTCAGCAGTTAACAGGTTGGATGATTTTTTATAGTTTATAACAACAGCAGCATTATTTGCAGGTGCAGTAGTAAATGTTATTTTACCACGATATCTATCAAATGTCTTGGTTGTATCAATAATATTTGATGCTACAAAATCACTTATTAGCTGTGGCTCCCCTGCTACAGTTATTGATATATCTGCACTATTTGTACTCAGTGGCCATTTTAAACTAAACTCAGTTAAACCGCCATTACCGACAAATGTTTCTGTTTCATTTAATGTGGTAAAATAGTATGCACCAGCAACTCTATCAAACTTCATCAACATATGCGTGGATCTGATTACACTGTTTCCTATCTGTGCATAAACAACTGCATCAACCCCGTCTTCTGTTAAACTTCCGTTTATTGTTACGGTTGGAGTTGTAAAGTATTTTGCTCCAACTGTATCAACTTCAATATATTGTATTGATCCGCCGCCTATATAAGCAAGTCCTTCAAGTGTTGGGCCGCCACCTCCGCTAACTGTTACGTTTGCTGTGTCAGTATATCCACTGCCGCCATTGTAAACAACAAACTCTGTTATTTCAAATCCAACATTGTCTAACCAATGTTTTTGTGGGTATGTAGTTGTGGTATCATTTGTTCCAACAAGACCATTGTTGAAGAACTTGATAGTTTCGCTGATAATCTGGCCACGTTCTGCATCGTAACGAGGCGGTAAATCAAAATCAGTAACACTAGTTTGTGTTGGTTCTGTTCTATTATACGAACTGATATATTCTCTTATTTTAGTACTATATGGTTTTACTTCTTCAATATAGTCTTGATAGTTAGGAAGATTATCG